AGGTGAAATGATATGGCAATTACGAGTAGTACAAGTTCCGCGGCAAATCTGTTGCATTTTGCCAATGGATCTCATTTGGATAGCGGAGTGACTCCGGAGGATGCTTCGATCAAGCTGGGGTTCACTCCTCGGTTTGTGCAAGTGGTCAATGAGACTGATCGGATCACGTTCGAGTGGTATGAAGGGATTGCTACTGCGCATGGGGTGAAGACCGCTGCGAATGGAGATCGGACTCTTGAGACTTCTGGGTTGATTGGTGTTAGCGGGGACACGATAACTTTTCCGGTTATTCAGAACAAGCAGTATCGGTGGATCTCGCTGGGTTAAGGAAGGCGTTGAACCGGGCGTTGGGGAGGCTGGACAACTAGCCTCCTCCTTTTTAATAAATTAGAATTTGGAGATTATTGTGGATATTGATGCTCAGAGTATGGTAGGAAAAGGTGCTGTAAAGAGCATTCCGGCGACTGGAAAAGCGGAAGTGATATCTGAGAGTGAGTTGGTGATTACAACGAACTTGGAAAAAAGTTATGCAGAGCAGCTTGCCTTTCTAGAGGAACCAGTTGAGATAATGGTAGCGGAACCACAGGATGAAAAAGAATCGAGTTTGGTTCAGTTGTTTGTGCAAGGACGATCTCAGATGATTATTCCTGGGCAGCCTATCATCATTAAACGGAAATATTTGGAAGTGTTAGCTCGGGCGAAGCAGATCCGTTACAAGCCAGTCGTCAAAATTAATGATCTTACCGGGGCGCCGGTTAATATGATGATACCTCGACTTGTCTTGAGATATAATTTTAGTGTTATACAGGACAAGAATCCGAAGGGAGCGGAATGGTTGAGAAGGATCTTAGCTTCATAATTCATAAAGAATAAATAGAAAATATACAAGAGAGTAAATAGCAGTAGGCTAGTAAGATGGGTATAGAGAATCAGCTTTGGTCAAATGATAGTCGTAGCGTGGTTACTACTGCTGATGTAACTGATGTAGCTACTTCGGTTTCAGTAAGTGATGGATCGAAGTTAAGCTCTCCTACGGGGGATCAATATGAAAAGCTGACTTTCGATGATGGAACTGATTATGAGATTGTCAAGATGACATCTCGGACAGGGAATACTTGTACGATAGTCAGAGCACAGGAAGGGAGTGTGGCAAGAGCTTGGCCGACCGGAACTAAAATACAGGGAAGACTTACTGCTGAAACTTTGTCGGATCTGGCGGAGTATTCGAGTTCTTTACCCGGTCCTACTGGCCCGACCGGAGCAACAGGAGCTACCGGACCGACCGGCCCTACTGGTGATACCGGCCCGACTGGGGATGCGCTGCTTAATATAGATGGCGGAACACCGTACTCAGTATATGGTGGGATAGACGTATTTGACTGTGGAGCGATATAGCAATGCCAAAGCATGTTCAACTGAGACGTGGGGCTAGCACAGCTTGGACAAGCGCCAATCCAACATTGTCGGAAGGCGAGATCGGGCTGGAGCTTGACACGAGAAAAATAAAATTTGGAGATGGCCTGACGCCGTGGAATACGCTCCCCTATGGTGGTGTTGGGAGTACAGGACCAACGGGCGACACTGGTCCTACCGGAGCAACCGGAGCTACAGGTGCTACAGGTGCAACGGGAGCGACGGGCGCTACTGGCGGTGCTCCAGTAGCACCTACCATTACGATAGCAACTGGCACGCATCCACCTATAGCCGTGCTGCCCCCCATAGGATCGTACGTTAACGGAGTATTTGAAACCTATGATTGCGTTGTAGGTGTTGGTGCCGACTATTTTACGGAAATAACTGGAGTCAGTTTTTCCGGGTGTGGTGATGTTGAATGGACAAATGTCGAGGCTATTGTTTTTGATACAACTACAGCTACGAACTTTATCTGGCTCGACGGAGCATTTAGTGCGCCAGCGTTGAAGCAGATATTTCCGGTTGGACTTATTATTGAAGTAAGAGGTGCTGTTTCTGGGTGTTCATTTAGTGCACCAGAACTCACTAGGGTGAACGGTGGATTAAAATTTACTTCCTTTATAGACGCAATATCTCTGCCTGTATTAGATCAGATAGATGTACGTTTTTACTCTGATTCTGCAGAATTGGTTACTCTTTCGCTTCCTTCTTTGGTGGTGGTCGGTGACAATAAAGGAAATTACGGGCCTTTTGAGCTGAGTAACTGTACTTTATTGGAAACCGTTTCTTTGCCAGCATTGACTGCCGCAAGTGCGTTAATAATCTTGGATTGCTCATCTTTGTCAACAGTGGATTTGAGCGCGCTAGAAACAGTTCCTAACGGACTTACGATAACATCTTCATTGATAACCGAGATTGATCTATCGTCTTTGATGAGAGTTGCCAATTTGTCATTGACCAGCCACGCATCTCTCGCCTCAATTACACTCGGCTCTCTATTGCAAGCGGATACAGTAGATATATCAGGATGCGCATTGACCGAATCTGTTGTTGATGCCATTTTGGTTGAGCTAGTCGGGCTCGACGGCACAGGGGGAACAACTCTCTACGAAAATCAAGCCGTTGATCTTTCCGGTGGAACAAATGCTCCACCAAGTGCGACCGGATTGGCGGCGAAAGCCACGCTTGAAGGTCGTGGTAATACAGTAGTGGTGAACTAATGGCTGTTCAGATACAACTTCGTCGTGGGGCGGCGGCTGATTGGACCACAGCAGACCCAATACTTGCCGAAGGAGAGCTTGGTGTTGAGATTGACACTGGAAAGTATAAACTAGGTAATGGTGTCGATTCGTGGTCGAGCCTAGCATACTCATCCGGGCTGACTGGTTTGACTGGGGCTACCGGCGCTACGGGCGCAACTGGTGCAACAGGCCCGACAGGCGCTACCGGAGCTACAGGCCCAACCGGACCGGGAGTAAATGAGAATGGTTTTGTTGATAGAACGGGGCAGAGCAGTATATCGTTTGATAATGGTACTCGAACTCTCACTCTTTCGGCTATAGGGACATGTTATTACACCTCGAATAACATTGATTATTCGTTTACTGGAAATAAAACTAAAGTAATCAGCACTACCGAAGGATTACATTATCTTTATTTAGATGGAAGTACATTAGAAGAAACAACCTCATTCACTGATGCAATTATCTCAACATACGCTTTTGTTGCTGCTATTTATTGGGATGCAACAAATAGCACCGCTTTAAGAATTGGAGACGAGCGCCATGGTAAAACCATGGATTCGACTACTCATGCGTATCTACATGCTACGCGCCATGCAATCTGGGCGTCTGGCCTTGCTCCTAATAACGTAACAGCAGATGGTAACGGCAGTTCCAATACTCATGCTGAGATAGGAGTCGATGGCGGTGTCATCTGGGATGAGGATATACAACATACGCTAACTGATGATGCCCCACAGAATTTTACGATTCCGGCATCAATCCCATTTTTCTATTTGTCGGGAGCATCTGGAGCATGGCGCAAAGTAAATAGTTCTGGCTATGTGGTAACAACTACCGGATCTGGCAGAGCGGCCTATAATCAATGGACTGGCGCCGCGTGGCAACTTACGGAAGTGTCAAACAACAATTTCCTTCTTATGCATCTTTATGCCACTAATGATGTATTGGAGCCATTTATATGGGTTGTTGGTCAGAATGAATATAGCTCTCTTGCTAATGCACGAACTGGAGCAGATGTTGAGATTCATGCTATAAATTTTGGTACTGTCGCCTCTTTGATTTTGGAATATGTGCCTGTAGCTACATTTGTTGTAGAAACATCAAACTCTTATTCCAATGCAGTAAAAAGCAGAATAAGGACATTGGCGGATGGAACTTCTTATGTAGACTGGAGGGCTGGCGGGGCAGCTGGAGCAGCCGGTCCTATTGGGCCTACTGGAGCCACTGGTGCTACTGGCGCAACTGGAGCGACTGGAGCGACTGGAGCAACAGGCGCTACTGGTGCTGCCGGGGCCAATGCCGCGGGAGGAGTGGTTGTTCTCAAGACGGAGGTCGAACAGTACTGGAACAATAATACATCTGAACAGACGATTATCTCCTATACAATCACGGCCAATTCGTCCGCCGCTTACGATAAATACGAGATCACCTATTTAATTCGATCGACCAGTCCCTCATCAACAAAGACGCAGAGGGCTTATATAGGATCAACTGTACTCTTCACTTACGATATAGCAAACGAACCCGATGGTCTATTTAAGGTAACATTTACGCTGTATCGACATTCCTATATTCCATATACCTATAAAATAGAGCGCCTTGGCACTCCGGGATCTTCGAGTGTTGCCGCCGCTTCAATTTCTCCCAATGCGGGAGCCGCCATCCATGACAGGACCGATGATTTCACGGCCGATCAGACAATAAAAGTTACCACACAACAAGGATCGAGCGATGCTAATGGCTGGCAAATTGTGACCCATGCCTGGGTGACCAAGATCCCGGCCTATAACCCATAATGATTCTCGGCTGGTAAACGTAACGAATGTGGCTCTGGTAACAACTCGGTATGGCAACCTCCCGACATTGGCGGGGTTGAGGGGCTTCATTTTGGCTTGACCGCTGCTATCAAAACATAGAAGTCCGGTATATGACTATTAATGCCTCTGCTCTTAATAATCAAGCAATTAATGCTTTTGTTAGTTCTCGTCTAATTAGTCTTAGCACTACACTAAGTTCTAATTCATCTTGCTCCGATTCTGTTGAGGTAATTTGTGTACGTAGGTTGGTATCCACTCTAAGTTGTGGATCGTCTACTTCCACTTCTGGTTCCTCTGTCCGCAGGGATTTTACCACTAGTTTAGGATCCCTGTCGATAAGTCCAGAGAACGCAAGTCAAATAATAAATAGATATCTTAGCACAGCTGTTGGATCTACTTCTCTGTCAACAGATTCTACTCTTCTCGTCCCGATAAAGACATTAATAAGTACACTAAATGCTTTGTCGGGAGTCGCAATCCCAAGTATTAGTATAAATCGTTTATTTGCTTCTGATCTTAGTTCCTCCTCCATAACACCAAATACTGTACTTATTTCCCCAAACGGCTTTCTGAAGTTGATTTCTGCTTTAAGCAGTCTTTCAGAAACCGCGGAATCTGGTGCGATTAATGTAAGACGACCATTGGAGACCATAGTAACCAGTGCCTCTACTGGAGTTTCAGAGGCAGATCTTGTGATACTGCACAGGAGTATAAGTATTATCCAGAGTGGCTCGGATGTATCGTATCGAACAAGGATTCTGCAGGAAGTTGCGGAGGCGATTCGGAGTAAAATGAATGTCAACGTAAGTTTGAAGAAACCAAGAGTAGAAGCTGATGTTAATAGGCCGAGTCTTGAGGCTAGGGTTGGAACAGTTAGCACTAAAGAGTCTGTTAAAGTTCCAAGTCTTGTTGGAACCAGCTTCTAAATTTCTATGTTATGTTTGATTGAGGTGTTCCAATGGGTTCTTTGACTAATTATGGGGAAGCTGCTCTTGTTAAGCATATATTTAATGAGGAAGCATATTCGCCAGTTGCTTCTCTCTATCTTGCATTGTGTACTAGCAGCCCGGGGGAGGCAGCCACCGGAGCTTCTATGAATGAATGCGCCAATTCTGGAAATTATGCCCGAACAGTTATTGCTTTCAGCCCGGCTGCATTGAGAAGGGTAACACAGGATGGATCAGTTACGTTTCCTCTAGCAAACGGATCTTGGGGCACAGTAAGCCATTGGGCAATTGCCGACTCAGGAACTCACGGAGCTGGAAATGTATTAGCTTATGGAGCTTTTGCTACTGCGAAGAGTGTTGTTTCCGGGAACACACCAAATATCCCCAGCGAGGAAGTATGGGTAGAACTGACCGCCTCTACCGGGTTGACTACTGAAGCCGCTGAGGGCTTTCTTGATAGGATGTTTCGGAATCAGGCATTTACAATTGGGGCCACCTATCTTGGGTTGGTTACTGCTACAATGGACGATGACTCGGTTCTTGGAAATATTACTGAGGTTTCTGGGAATGGTTACGAGAGAAAATTGGTAAATGAGGCTGGTGGGGCTGATCCAGCTTGGGAAGCTGTCTCGGGTAATGCAGTTCAAAATGCCCATGTTATTGACTTTGCTACTCCTAGCGGTTCTTGGGATACTGTAGTCGGCTCGTTCATGACAAACGTTGCTAGTGGCACATCAGGAATTATGATTTGGTATGATAATGGGATTACGGATCAGGCTGTTGGAGCGGATGATGTAGTTCAGTACGCTGCTGGGGCTCTTGATTTTTCTCAGGATTAATCTAATGACTATTAAGCTGAGTGTTCCGGCGATAGAAGAGTCAACGTATATTGTCTCTGTTTCTTTTATTGATACGGAGAAAAGTGCAGTTGTCCCGAAGATAGCTTCGTGGTCTTTGTTTGATGAAGATAGAGCAGTTGTCAATTCAAGAGAGGATGTTAATATTGATCCTCTGACGGCAACTGTCAGCATAGTGTTGACTGGAGCGGATCTAGCCCTTCCAAACATCGAGAAACCCACCCGATACCTTTTAGTTAAGGCCCAATATGATTCGGTTCTATATGGCAATGATTTGAATCTGAAGGAAGAGTTTCGGTTCAAGATAACAAATCTTTTTGGAGAAACTTGATGAATTTTCTGGAGATTTGTAAGAGGGTAATTGATGAGGCTGATAGAGATCCGGAGTTGCTGACGACTGTTTCACTAACAGCTCTTGAGGATATCCAGCATAGAAGGGTTGTCGGATGGGTAAGGAATGCGTATAGTTCGTTGCAAAGCGAACAGAGGTTTTGGAGGTTTCATCATAGATCAGGAGAGATGTTTTCTTTATCTGCCGGAGTTAGTACAGCAACGGTGCCGGGGATAAAGCATATTTTGAAAGATTCGTTTGTTGGAAGGAATGCAGGTGGAAGTTCTTGGTGCTTGCAGTATCTTGATTACCAAGAATTTAGGCAAGCTAATAGGCTTCGATTAACAGTGTCCGGGACACCTATTTACCTAACCTGGAAACCCTCAGAAGAATTTGAGGTATTTCCTACACCAAGAGAAAGTATCACAGTTCTGGGAGATTGGTTCATTGCAAATGATGTAATGGAAATAAACTCCGATGAACCTATTTGGGCGGAAGACTTTCATGAGATTCTTGTCTGGATGGCTCTGCGGGATTATGCTACTGCTTATGATGTCCCGGAATTACTTCCGAGAGTAGATACAACTTTACCTCAGATGACACGTCAGTTCAAAAATCGTTATCTGGATGATGTAGAGCTACGCTACTGATGGGTAGGGAAGTTGGGCCTCTTTTCACGAACAAAAAGACTCCAGAAGCACAACGTCTGGGTTCTTTAGCACGGACCATGCTAGGTGAGCTGAAAGCAAGAATGAAGGCTCTTGGGCTTTTAATGGGAGTCCAGAAGAAGGTTCTTCCAGATGGAAGTTCGATCAAAGTTTTCTCAAATAGAGGAATTGATAAGGCGATTTTAGAAGTTCCAGAGAAAGCAAAGGTTGAATGTAAAAAATATGTTGAATCGGGTCGTCAGTGGTGGGGGCCACTCGATACAGATCGAGGATATATACAGATATCAACTGATATCGAGGGGAGCAATGGACCGGCAAGTCCAGCACAAGCGATATCAGAAGGGTTGTCGCTTGCTCTTGGATGCAAGACACCGAGCAATCAATCAGCTTGTAATACAGAAGTTTACGCAAAAAAAGTAGTTAGAAAAACAACTCCAGCAAGTTCATTTACAGGAAAATTAGCCAAACTCATTCAGTGTGTTTACGGGACAAAAAGAACAGATATCTCATCTATAGATCCTGCTAGTTTAATTCTGGCGGGAGTTGAACTAACTCATACGTTCTCTAGGTCGTCAATTCTTTATACTGATGCCAAGAAAAACTACTGGATGCTACAAATAATCGGCCTCGAATCAGCTTCAATACAAGCTTGGACATCACCATGCAATAGCAATATTGATACTGTTGAGTATGGCAAAGAAGCTTATCATTTATTCTCGCTTATTCCTAAATCCTCAGTGTTTTCTATATTATGCTCTGGTACGGAAGAATTGCTTGAAACACATAGGCCGATGACAAATGGATGGCATGCTACTCAACGAGGAGATGTCGGGCATATCTGTCTTATTGGGGCTCCAACGGGTGGGTTGTATAAATACGAATTGTCAGATAGTGGCATTGCCAAGCAACCAGGGCAGACGGACGAAGAGTACATAGCGAGCAGATTTTCAATCACGTTTTCTAACGTTGCTTCAGAACAGTTTACTTCTCTAGCTGGTTTGGATAGGGTTTTAATTCCGTACTATACAGAAGATTGTTTGCAGCTAGGAGCTACTGTCACAAGCGCTACAAACCTAAATCACACATTTGTTCAGCCGAGCTTTCCGATATATTGCCGCTATCGACTAGATGATACATTGGATGTTATTTATTATGAAGCTGTGGCAGAAGCAGAACAGGCAGACGTAGACCATACTGGGATCGATTCATGTTCTTCTCTAAGCTGCACGCAAGCCATAACTTATGGACACAATGGAGTAACGAGCGGATTTACTATTGCGTCGATCTCACCAAAGACATACCCAAATAAAGTTACAAAAGAATATATTCAGCTTGAACGGGAGGTCGGCGGCGGGAGGGGATGGAAATATTATGTTTATGGGCTTGGCTGCGACATGGATGACCCAATTCTTGATAAGTTTACCGAAATGGTAGAAAGGGGTTGCGCCTTTATCGACGTAGGAGTTTATATTTCTGACACAACCGATACACGAAAGGAAGGAACCCTTGTTCAAGACACTGTCGGCGGGCAAGCGCTTGTTATCCCGTTTTATGCACACGAATCTTTTTCTATTTTTGAACTAGGAATTGACAAGACTTATTTGCAAACATCTTTTGATCAGTATACAGGGGCCTACATTACTGAAGCGAAATTTATGTCGAGAACCTGCGAAGAAACAATAAATGTGGAAGGTTTCGTAAGTAACTATTATTATGCTGATGACAACCCGCACGATGAGCATGAAAATACAGACTGGAATTTTCATTATTCATTGAAAGGCACATATTTTCCCCATGTCGGAGACGTGCAAGAGATTGTTGATTTTGATGCCGCTTATGGCGGGACGCCTGTAACATCACTTAGTTGCGGCGACCAAGCCAGCGGGACAGAGGCCCCAGGGTCGTGGTTTTTTGTATTGTATTGTCCAGACAATCAAAATCCATTGTGTGAAGATGCTCCTTTTTATAATTCGCTTTTCTCTCTCTCGACTACAATAGGCGGCAAATATGTTTTTCCGAAGATTGCTGTATTAGAAAGCTATCAATTCGGACATACCAATGGGTACTTCGATGAAGACAAAGAATATACTATCCACCGTGGATATCAGGAATTTCGTGAAGAATGTGCCTTTACCGGGAAAAGTTAGGAGAACCAAATGTCTTCTGTGATTGCTTCTCAACGATGGTCAAATCTGTCTGAATATTTGACTCTCACAGCTCCAATTGATGCAAATGATACATCAATTAGTGTTGATGATGTGTCAGACTTGTATGCAATTACTGGGTCTGAGTATCTGGTAGCATCATTAGGCGACTCAAAGACAGGAGAAATTATTCATATCTATGCGCTTCCCGGTGGAAACGTTTGTTATGTTACACGAGGGCAAGAAGGAAGTACAGCTCAGGCTTGGGATTCAGGGACAGTAGTCAATATTCGAGTAACTGCTGGTTCATTAAATGCTATTGTTCAGGCCCTTGGAGCAGTAGAGGATGCTGTAGTAGCCCAGGAAGAAGTTCCTGCGTTCTCTGTTGTTTTTTCCGAGACTAATCAAGAGGTTGCGGATGCTACTCCGATAGCAGTTGCTTTTGAGATGGAGCTTTATCAAACTCATTCAATGCACGACACCGAAACTGATAATTCTCGGTTAGTGGCTCCAATCACTGGAACATATATGGTAAGTGGGTTTGTTGAGTTTGAAGCGAATGCAACTGGATACCGGGAGCTTTCTGTCAGGAAAGGTGGATCTGCAATACAGGTATTGAATAGGGTAGGAAATCTCGGTGGTGTAGTTACAACTCCAGTTTTTGTTGATACTCCTGTTTATCTTGCTGAGGACGAATATGTCGAGTTAATAGCCAACCATACTGCTGGGGGTCCGATTGATATTGTAGCAGGAAATGGAGGACCGAAATTCAACATAAGGCTAATTAGAGGGCATGGGGCGCTTGGCGGTGGGACGTAGAATAAAGGGGCACGGCAATCACAATTAATATAATTCGGACGGTATAGAGTGCTTGTTGGATTAGTTCCCTATATTCGGGAAAACACAGTTAGGGAGGCCATCGCGTCATTGTCGGACTGCGATATTGTATATTCATACTATGGAGGTCTTGGGGAGATAGAAGCTAGGAATAAATTGCTTGAATCAGTTCCTAATGGGGCGGTGGTTCGTTTTTGTGATGACGATGATACTGCAAGTAGTACAAGAACATTGTTTGATTTACTTGGCGATGCCTCTGTTATTGCTGCGAGCTATAGCATAAATAATAGACGGTTGGTTCGGGTTCCCTGTTGCGATGCTTTAATTGCTGCAACAAACTATATTGGGCCTTGGAATTGGGTTGCAAGAATAGAGTGCTTGCATAAAATTCGCGATAGGTTTGGTTCATTTTTTGATCCAAACTGGCCGTGTAATTCAGGTACGCGCTTTTGGTTGAGGATGATTGATATGGGTCTTTCCTTTCGTTTTGCGCCTAACATTGTATGCTACAATTGGAACAGAGGAACACTAGGTTCAAAATCATCAGGTCCTAAAAACGATGAAGATTTATATAAAGAATTAATACAACGAGGGGTACCTAAGAGTCTTGTTGACGATAGAAAGAGATTTGATGCGACGGCGCGAAGCTCTTAGTGGAACCTAGAAGAATCATCGACCTAGCACAAATGGAAAACGCTCTGTGATTATAAATAGCAGCTCGTTAAATTCCGTTGCAGTTAACTCGTCAAAATCTAGTCTTGATACTGGATTTTCTAGAGTATTGGAGGATGAGTTTTCTGTAGGTGATGTATTAGAACAAAAATACATCAACAATCTATTATCATTCGTTTATTTTACAGAGAACTTAACATTTGGCGGGTCCAAATTTTTCGAGACTTTGGAGGATTCGTCTGTTTTTTCTCTTGCTATGGTCGAGGGAATTGGATTTGTTCTTGAGGACAGCGTTGTTTTAGAGGATAATATCGGAGATACGCTAAGGCTATTGGGCGTCTTAGCCGATTTACTTTCCTTTGAGATGACGAGTCAAGAACAAGCTGTGTTTCGAGAAGGATTGATTAGTGGGATTGTTCTAGCTCTTATCTCGAAAGAAGGAGTAGGAACTGAGATTTCCAGTCAAGTGCTGCTTCTGGATGATGCCGACGTACTCAAGCGAATGATTGCATCAATGTTGGATATATTGAGGTTTGAGCATGCGGCTGCTAGCTGGAGTAAGTTCTTTGAGACGTTTACTGATACTACGACGTTTGCTGATGTTTTTGCTCAAGGCTATGGAGCAACTATAACCGACTCAGTTTCCTTAGCTGATGCATTAGCAAACATAGTCAAGTTTTTTGAGGCTTTATTAGATAATATTGTTCTGTCAGATACTCTTAGTAATAAGCTTGTGCTTTGGGGGATTCTTGAGGACTCTGTTCATCTTGCAGAATCTGTAGAAACCAGAGCGGTCTTTAGAGAATACATTGACGATGTTTTGTTTCTGTCTGGAACAATCACACTTGATGGAATTGATTATGTTGCTTGGGTACTTAATCCAGCTTTGGGGAAATTCACACAGTATACGAATTATCCGTTTAATTCCTTTGTGCAGATTGGACAGCATGCTTATGGTGTGTCAGATGATGGTGTATACATCCTTGAGGGAGAAGATGATGCGGGAGTAGATATAGCAGCTCGTATTCGTTCCGGCCTTATTGATTTTGGGTCGGCTACGCTAAAAAATGTACGGCATGTTTACATAGGGATGTCCTCCTCTGGAGACGTAGTACTAAGAACAATAACTACCCGAGAAGGAACTCGTAGAATGGATTATTACTTGCTTCGTCCCAGGGGATCGAGTAATGTTTTCGAAACTAGAAAGGAATTGTCAAATTCGATTCAAGCTCGATATTGGGAGTTTGAAGTAGAGAATGTTGATGGAGCCTCGTTGGAAATTGATGAGATTGAGTGGAGAGTCGTTGTTCTGCGGAGAAGAATATGAGTGCCCATGAGACAATAGTTGAGGCTTCTGGTTTTCTTGGGATTAATCAGAGGGACAGAGAGCAAGACCTTATAAGCCCGATAATTGATCAGAAAGAGATAGGAAGACTTGAGCTTAGAGAGGCTAAGAACTTTGATTTGACTAATAGACTAAGCTTGGTCTCTAGAGCTGGTTACTCTAAGATTCTAGATATCTCCGGAGCACATTCTGGTTTTTCTTTTGAGGATAAAATAGTTTGCATGTGCTCGGAGGGGCTAATTCTTATTGACCCTTTAGCTAAAACTTATTCAGTGATAAATGCTAATGTAAGCACAGACTTTCCTGTTTCTTATGCAAGGTATGGGAATCAACTGTATTGGGCAAATGGAAGTGAGAATGGAAAGATTGAAAATGGAATAAACAGCTCTTGGGGGTTGACGAGACCAGGAAGTCCAACTGTAGAAGCCACTTCAGATGGAGGTTTTACTGCTGGAAACTATCAAGTTGTACTAACATTTATTGATGGATATATGGAGACAGGAGCTGGAAAAGGAGTCCCTGTTTCTTTGAGTTCTGGAAATGGAATTAGGTTGACTAATATTCCTCAACCAGAAAATGGAACGGCTAAAATTCGTGTCTATATAACTCCCGTAAATGGAGAAGTTTTTCTAAAATATTCAGAATTTCTTGCTGGGACAACGGAAGCTTTTCTTACTACTGGGGCTTTAGGAAAAAGGTTAAATACACAGTTTTTTGATAAACCACCTGTAGGGCACATTGTACGAAAATTTCGTGACCGTCTACTCATTGCAAAGGGAAAGTTTATTTTCTACTCAGCCCCACAAAGGCCAAATCTCTTTAGACCCTCTGTTGATGTTCTTCCACCGTTTAGCAATAGAATCAAAATGATTGTGCCGGTTGGGGATGGATTTTTTGTAGACGATGGTTCCTTGTCATTTGTAAGTTTCTCAAAGAGTGATGATACAGCTATTGTACGATTACTGCCAGAGCGTCACAGCGCAATTGAGGGATCGGATACTTTAGTACCCGGATATTGGTTTGGGCTTCAAGGCACCAAAGAACCAGTAGGTTTCTGGTGGACATCTAACGGATTTCCTGTAATTGGGAGTCCTGGGGGGCAGATAACCCCGATTGGGGATAAGGAGATATCAATTCCTCAGTATAAAGTGGGGGCGTCATTACTCAAGGAAAAAAACGGATTGCGGCAAATTATTTCTGCCTTTGTTGGTGGGGGAAGTGGAACTTCCTTTGGAGTATCGGATGTGCTTACTGCTACTTTGGTAACAAGAGGAATCTGATAATATTGTGTTTTCCATTTGATTCGATTCTTTGATAGGAGACTAGCATGAGTTTGTTAAGTTTGTTTCGGCATCGGAAAGAGATTCTGAAGACCCTAGAGCGTTTTGGGGCGTACAAAGATGGAAAGTTTGTAGTGATTGATAAGATTGACTTGGGATTCCAAGGACTGATGGGGGCAGAATTATGGCAGCACCCAGATGTTATTAGAGCTGCTTTGGAAGGGGATTTGGAAAAGGAAAACTTGATCCGGAGACGAGTTCTAGGACTTCTTCGGGCGGGCATCTCACTTCCGTTGGAAAGAACGATGCAGGTATCTGGAGCTAACACCTGGTTTGCAGAAGGAATCACAAATGCGCTCTCGGTAGCTTTGGGCTACGGAACTCAGCAGCAGAACCATTATTTCTTGATCGGGGTAAATGATGTGACTCCAGCAGAAGCATGGACTCTCGGAACGTCTGGGACGAAAATCAGGACGACCTTTGGAGAGTTTACATCATACGTTGAGGCAGTGAGGCAGACCTGGACGTATGCTGCGGCGGCCGCGAAGTCGATCACAAATAGTGCCAATCCGGCAAAGATTACATGCAACGGAAGCGGGACACTTCGAGGAGCATGCCTAGTATCAAAAAGCACAAAGGATGGATCCTCAGACAATAGTGGATATGCTATTGCCGGAAAGAGGTTTTCTGTAGATTTGCCAGCGGCGACCTCAAACGAAGTGTATATCACGCATACGTTGTCTGGTTCTGTTTCTTAGGTCTGTAGGCCGAGGGGAAGGCTACTTCCCCTCGGCAGGAGAAAAAGATGGCTTGTGGGTTAAGTGCTTCCGCTGGTCCAGCCGCTGAAGAAGTGAGGAATACCTTCCTTCTATTGAAACAATATGCTGCTAACGCTTATGTAGAGGTTAGGTCTGCTGTTGCCGCGTATTCATCTGTAGCCGGAGAGGTTACTGTTCCTCCAATATCATCTACTCCTGTGGCTCCAGTTCCTCCAAGCTTCGATCAAGTAGGGGCTCCTCCATATGGAGAGCCTGGGAACTTTAGCGATTCAGGTATTGATGACATATATGTTCCTCAATACACTGATGTCTCCTTAGAAGATATAGATTTTGAGGATATTCCAGACCCACCTGAACACAGTAGTGATGAGTTACAGTTTGGATCCCCTCCCGGGATATATATAGATTTAGCTGTTGCGGAGCCTGATCCATTAACGTTGAGTACAATGGATCTTCCTGCTCCATTTACAGTAAACGTTCCAAACATCCCTGGGCATTCAGTAAGTGAACTTGATTTCTCAGGAATGCCGGGAGCATTAGAGCTTGTTTTGCCAGTAGCTCCGGAGCATAGTGTTGGAGAACTTGATTTGTCTGGGGCTCCTGCTCCAATATCAGTAACTATTCCAGATGACGTTCCAGTATTAGATGAGCCAAGCCTTCCGAGTGCTCCAAGCATTGCACTTCCAACCCTTCCGACTCTATCAAATGTTCCAAGTGTTGATATTCCTGCTCTTACCATTCCAATATTTTCGGCTATTGCTCCGGACGGTCTGATTTCACTGCCTACAGTTATTGAGCCGGCTCCAGAAGAAGAATATTCTTCAGCTCTTTTGGTAAGGCTTCAGTCAACTATTTTGAATGTACTCAACGGGAATAGAGGTTATTTGGATGAAGTTTGGGATATGGTTTGGGGACGAGAGGCTCGTAATGAATCTGATGCTGCCTTAGCAGCTCAGGAAGAGATTATGGAGCTGTGGGGATCTCGTGGGTGGGAAGCGCCGGGTGGTGCAGAGGCAGAACAACTATTTAAGATCACACAGGGGCTTCAAAATTCTGCATCTGCACGAGCCAGGGAGATTGCGATTGAACAAAACAAGCAGGAGGTTGCTCGGTTTAATTTCTTTGTCTCACAAGGATTGGCCCTGGAGAGTATGCTGATCCAGCTATTTGCTGGAGCCGCAGAACGAGAACTGAGACGAGTAGAAGTATTCAATAATGCTGCTTTAGCATTCCTCCAAGCAAGAGTAGCGAAATTGAATGCGGATCTTGCAATTTATAAGACGAAAGCGGAGGTTCATCGAGATCTTATTTCTGCTGAGCTAGCAAAGCTTCAGCTTGTAGAGGCCGAAATAAAAATTGCATCGCTCATTGGTGAGCAGGACCAGAGAAAGATTAGCTTATATGTTGCACAGTTAGAGGGAGTATCCAAAGACATTCAACTCTATGTAGCTCAACTAGAAGGGGTTAAATCAACCTATGAGATCAATAGGGCAAAGGTTCAACTTTTTGCTGAAAGGCTAAATGCTGTTAAGCTTGGATTAGAGGCTAAGAAGCTTGAGTACGAGGGGTATGAGACAAAGATTAGAGGGGAGCTTGGAAAAACTCAGGCGTGGGATGTAGAGGCGAGAATCTATGCCGCACAAATAGAAGGAGCAAAAACTGCTATCTCTGCCAAGCAGCTTGAATATGTTGGGTATGAAACAAAGGTCAAGGCGGAATTAGGCAAAACACAAGCATGGGCAGTGGAAGCTCAGATCCACGCTAGTCGAATTGCAGCAGAACGACTTGGTATTGAATCAAAGCAGCTGGAATATGCTGGCTATGAAGCATTTAATAAAGGACAGATGACAGCTGCACAGGTTTATGACTCTTTGGTTAAGCTCTATGGAGAAAAAATAAAAGGTAAGAGTCTGTTGGTGGATGCATCTAAACTGGATGTGGAGAAGTATGATATTACTGTAAAGAGCGAGCTAGGGAAAACCCAAGCTTGGGACGCAGAAGCAAGGGTATATGCTGCTCAGATTCAAGGGATAACCGCTGATAATCAAATGAAGAGGGAGGCTTTTAGGGATGCTTTAGCTCTTAATGATTTTGAGATAAAGAAGCAAGCTAATAGTGTTGAAGTTTTTAAGGCACAATTAGCAAAAGCAACAGAGGAATTTAAGGCTGGAGTAGAAGTTGATAATACAAATCGACTTTCATACTCTGCAGAAGCTCAATCTAAAGCTGCATCCAACAACATGAAGGCACAGCAGTATTCTGGGGACATCGCTTACTATAATAATCTTAACCAGCTTGCTTTAGCTACTGCTCAATCAAACGCAGCTAATTCATTAAGACTTACTGAGATACAAGTTAAGTCATTAGAATCTATTGCTCAAATATATGGAACTGTAGCAAGTTCTGCATTGGCTGCACTTAATGCTTCCGCTAGTATGAGCAACTCTGGTTCTGAGATTGACACATTTACTACTGAATGCGCGTAGAAGAATTTTCTTGAGGGTGCGAACATGGCAAATTTGAACACTAAAGCTGATTATGATGAGTGGAGAAAGAAACAGGAGTTTGATGCTCAACGGTTAATTCCACCAAAGGTTGATCCAGAAACTCTAAAGCTAAATTCGGATATAGCAAAGAAGTTTGCTGCTGAGAACCCAAATGTTTCTCCTGATAGACTTAGAGCTATTGATATTGGGCAGGCATCGTTAACTCCGAAGGTGAGTGATCCATACGCAGCCTCGCGAGCTGCACGAAATACTGATCGAGCTGCTGAAGGCTCAACTCAAGCTCAAAATTCTATTAATCAAGCAGCTGAGGTTAGGAACAGTCTGACTCAACCAACTCAGCAGAACATAGCTAGAGGTGCGGCTGCTGTTGTCAATAGTGGACGAGGCCTTGATCTAGGATCAGCTCAAGCGCAGAGGGAGTTACTATACAAGGCTGCCAAAGAACACGGCGCTCCTAATGCGGAGTCTTATAGGCCCCCCCAGCCTGGTTTGTCTACTGCTACACGTAGCCAAGTTGAGATAGATGCTTTAGCAAGAGCTGCTGGGCCGCCAGCACCCCCACCTCAACCACAACGCTCTATTGAGAAGCCGGGGCTAGCAGTTAGTGCCAATGACCAGCTAGATCGGATGAATGCTGTTAGATCTCCCGCTGCTGCTAGACCGGCAAGCACGTCCGGGGAACTAACTCCGTATGAGCACGACATGAGGGCTCTTGATATCATTCGTGGGGATCGGGAAAATAGAATTGCCCAACGAGCGTTGGTTCCGCAACAAGCCTCAGTCGATACTGATCGGCTGTCGAAGATTGGAAGTATAATGCGATTCGAGATGGATTCCGCTTTAAGGAATACTCCTGGAAGATCTCAAGCGAAGGCAGCCGCAGCTCAGGCAATAGCCGAATCCTACAAGCCCGAGATTGAGGCCATTACAAATAAAGGAAAAGAGGCAAATGTCCTAGAAAAACAAAGGATTACAAACGCAGCTGATCTTCAATCTAAAGGAAATGCTAGTGATGCGAAGATTGCTGCACAAGAAAGTAAGAATCAAATGCTGGAGAAGCTCTCAAAGGATCGACTTGATACTCAACTAGCCCTTGCTAATCGTCCGAGATACGTGCCGGCGAGAGAGGAAGCTACTGATGACTACGGAGATAAGGTGACAAACATAGTTCCTTTCAATACAGCAACCGGAACTGTAGATAGATCTGCTACGGGGGGACTCCCCGCCAAGCAATATGAAGCTGTGAAAGAAGCACAAAGGATTAGCGCAATGGTAAAAGCAAATAAGCCTTTGAGCAAAAGTGAGCAGGCCCATTGGGACAAGTGGGGGCCAACCGAGGAAATCTGGGGCCAAGTTCGATAAGAAGTATCTAGTTAGATCAGGATAGATAAATGAAAGAGTATACGCTTGAAGATCTGAAAGATGTTGAAGTGCCGAAGGAATGGACACTCCCACCCGAGCAAAGAACACCTCAGCTTACCCCTGAAGAGATAGCACAGCTTCCCGGGGCTGAAGAACAGATTCCGACTCCTACAGAGAAGACTCTTGTCTCTCAAGAGCAAACTCAATTACCCGCTCCCGAACAGACCGATCGAAGCGAGATCGGGAAAGGATGGTCCCGTGGTGTTGATAAGTTTGAGGCTTTGGCTAAAGGAGCTGGTGGGGCTCTAGCTTCTCTGGCTCGATCAATAGTTCCCGATGCTATTGAGCCAGAGTTTCTAAAGACTGCTGAGGAAGCCGGGCTGGCTGGGTATACTGAGGGGATGAAGGCTGTTGAGGAAGATAAGAATCTTCAAGCGGCGGTTCCGGGAATTGAGGATATTAGATTAACTGAAGAGGGTGGGTTAAGCAGGCTTGAGGATTGGGCGGCAAGCCAGCTCGGGGAAGGACTTCCTATGCTATTGACATCGGTAGTGGGAGGTGGAGTCGGAGCTGTTGCTGGAAAAGCCTTAGTAAGCTCTGGAGTCAAAGCTGTCGCTAAAGGGGCTATGGAGAAAGTTGTTGCGGGGCAAGCTGCGAAGGAAGCGGCGGCTCTTACTGGAGAAGAATTGGCAGCCCTTTCAGCGACAAATACTGCTGTCACTACAGGAGCAACTCTTGGTGCTGGTGCGGTTAGTTTGGGAATGGAGACTGGAGAGATTTTTGGGGATACCTTTGAACGGACAGGGGAAAAAGCTCCATTAACTTCTTTGGCTTTTGGGACAATCGCGGCTTCTCTTGATACCCTAACCCCAATGCGAGTGCTCAAGGGGCTTGGTGTCGGAAACCTTGCCAAGAAGGGAATAGGCGAAACTATTGCTAAGGACTCAACGCTATGGGGAAGATTGCTTAAAGAACTTCCGAAAGCCGCAGCGACAGAAGGAGTGACTGAAGGATTACAGGAGCTGATTGAAGAAGCTGCTGTTCAGTGGGTGGATAAGGATGCAAAGTTTTTAGATTTCTCGAAAGAGAAGTATATGGAAGCTCTGAATGCAGCCGCAACCGGAACTTTCTTGGGAGCATTTATGTCTCCTTTAAGTGCTGGGCGAGGAGCTTCAAAAGCTACAGGAAAGACGAAAACAAAAGACTTGATTCCGACTGAGTCCGTTCCGGCTCCGGAAGGAGTACAAGAATCCCAAGAAGGAGTTCCATCCACGCAGTCCGTGATATCAGAGGATCAATTGGTTCCGGGAACAGACCAAGGAATAGGAACTCAGCAAGTTCCTGTTCCTACTCAAAGGACGGAAGATATTCTTGCCTCGACCCCGCAGGGGCAAGAACAAGAAAATCCTTTGATTCCCTCTCGGTCTGGCCTGGAAGAAGCCATCTCTTCCATCAAGCAGAATAAAGCTTCTGGGAACCAGTGGCTGAATATGCTGAAGGGGAAGGAAGGAGTAAAGGCCGAGGAAATTGCCGATACAGAATTGGAACCTTGGTTGATGAATCAAGGAACCGTTGCCGTTTCTAAAGAGAAAATACTTGGGTTCTTGACGGAAAAGAGGCCAAAAATATCTGAGGTGACCAGCGGAAAAGAAAGGTATAAGCAGTTAAACGCAGAGGTCAATAGACTTCATAACGAGATGGAGCCTCTTTACAATAAGATAAATCAATTACAATTGGAGCGAGACCAAGAAATAGCTGTAAACCCAGGTAAATTAGACCAGATAAATGAAAAATATAGAAGCCTGTTAGAACCTCTAAACGAACAAAAATTCAAATTGAGGCAAGAACAAGAGTCTTTTATACTGGCTAGGGACGCAGTAACAGACCCCATATATGAATCAAAACGTAGTCTTCGTCTTCCAGGACCATCAAAGAACTATCAGGAGATTTCTCTAACACTTCCGAATGCTGAACCTTTTAGTGGAGAAGATAGAGCACATTTTGGGGATAAGACAGGACAGAAAGGTTTGTCTTGGATTCGAGGGGATGAGAGAACTGATGTAGAAGGAAAGACAGGCTTCTTTGTTGATGAGATACAGTCAAAAAGGCATCAGGAGGGTAGGAGAACAGGATATAATAATCCTGCCTCTATTGAAAAAGAAAGGGCACGGCTGTTGGAGGAGGAAAATAAAAAGGCAGAGTCCCTTGTAATTAGAGATAGATACTCTGACCCAAACGTTCTTTCTTCATATATAGCTACCATAGAAAAATTCTATCCTAACTCAAACTTACAGGAAACTGTTGATAACTTCATTAATGGAAGGATAAATAGGTCCGCCTTTATGGATGCAGTAGACAAGGTAGACAGTAATAAAAATCGAGATCTAGAGTTTAACGAGCATATGGAGGTCTTCAATACGAAAGCAAATTTGATTAATGCAGCATATAATGCTAGGGATTTTTTAGAGGGGAGTCAAAGTCTTATAAAAACTTATGACGTTATCCTTCCTAATGGGGAGCGAGTGGAGACAATACAGTCTGTTAGAGATTCTCCGACGAAGGAAGAGGCACTTCAGGAGGCAAAAGAGATTTATCTGGAGCGAGCCGCATTTCGGGTAAATACGCAGATGGAAGAAAAGCAGCAGGATTTAGTCCCAGATACCCCGTTCAAAAAAGGTTGGCCTTTATTGACCATGAAGAGGGCCATAGCTGAAGCGGCTCAGAAAGGATTAAATAGAGTTTATTGGACTCCGGGGCAGGTTCAGGCAGACCGATATGGGGGTTCGGGAGAGGGACCGTTAAAGAGGTTCTACGATCAGGAGCTTCCGAGGGAGGTTGGGGGATATGTAAAGAAATTTGGTGGGAAGGTTTTTCAGACTCAATTGGATATAGGCAAAGGAAATAGTCAGGATGTCTGGGCTATTGATATTACCCCGGAGCTGAAGAAGGAGGTCTTGGAAAAAGGAGCGACTCTTTACTCCCAGCCTGAAAACCTAAAGGAAGCTGGAGCTGTAAAGCATGAAGATGCTACAAGATCTGTTAGAGGGTCTTTAGTTTCTGCTCTTGGTGAAGAAACAGTAGGGTCTTTGGAGAGATCTGGACTTCTCAAATATGCTGAAGATGTAGACGGCCACGGTTATGCCGGGGCTTATTCAAGAAGCACGGGGGTATCAACTCTTTATCCGCAGAATGTAATTAATGGGAAGGAAGATCCGGTTGGGGTTTTTCTGCATGAAGGTTCTGGGCATGCTACGCTTCCTTCGATGCTCGGAAAAAGCTTTGAAGGTTTACAAAGTTCATTTGATAAGCTTCTGAATAGTGGAAGTCCAACAGCGTTAGCTGCTCAGAAAAGGGCGGAAGAGTCGGCGCTGAAGCCTGAGCATGTGCAGGAGGAAAGGATTGCATATTTTATCCAAGAGGCGTGGGGGAGGATACAGAATCGCGAGGATATCGGGCAAGCCCAAGGACTTTTTACGCGCATTATCAATGCCATAAAAGCTTGGTTTAGAACTACAGAGTTTGGAAAGGCTTTAGCGAGCCGCGGAATAGATTTTGAATTAACAGATGAGTATGCTGTTGCCCTAGCGAAAAGAGCCATTGACAGTTTATCTACCTATACCCAGGGAATGCAAGAACTATCAGACGCATCAGATCTTGCAGCTATCGGTTGGCATGGATCCCCCAATACATGGGCCGCAGAAGAAGGATTCCCCGCTGGTCGCCCTCGATTAGATAGAATTGGCGAGGGAACCGGGGGACAAATACAGGGTTGGGGAATTTACTTTGCTGAGGTGGAGGATGTATCCCTATACTATTTTACGGATTTTATGAAAAAAAGAGCTAAGGCCGATCCATACCTTGACTTAAGTGACCTTAGTAAGTTCATTATAAGCGGGATGAAACATCCTCTAGGTTCTTATGAAGGTGGGTGGTTAATATCAAGCATAGCTAACCGTATTGGACAAAATTTTCATTATAGCATTCAAACGCCCAAGAAAAGAGTTAGCCCAAAACAATGGAGAGCTCTTCAAGACTATATACTCTCTCCGGTCAGGAATCCTATAAAATCAATTGAAGATAGAAAAAAGATTTTAGCTCTTGCTTGGGCACAAACATTAAACGCTTATCAGGGAGAATCCTCTATCTATAAACTAGATATTCCTGATGAAGCATTGAAGACTCTTCTTTATTGGGACAAACCAATTAAAGATCAGCCGGAGTTTGTTAGAAACGCTTTAAGCAGTGCTAATCTTTCTGAGAATGAAAACATCACAGGTAAAGAGCTATATAGAAATCTTTCTAGTAGGCTTGGATCAGATAAAGCTGCAAGTCTTTATCTAAAAAGTATTGGTATTCTTGGCGATAAATACCTAAACGCACAAAGCAGAATGGCTGGGGAAGGAACATATAACCTTGTTATTTGGGACCAGGAGACATTAGATAAGATCATCATACTTAATCGAAATTATAAAAGAGTTGATGACGACACTAAAGCCTCCTTTGTTGGTGTACTGGGATTCAATCAAGCGAGGAGGACAGGGAATCTTACGTCTGCCGTTGCCGAAGGGCAGAAGATCGCCTATATGCTAACGAATAAAAATGTCAGCCCCGAGGAAGTCTGGAAGCAGACCGGGTGGTTTATGGATGATGCGGACCAGAACATGAAGTTCGAGATCTCTGATGCTGACGCAAAAGTAACGATTCCTCCGGGAGGGGTTAAGACAGACAGGGGAACCGCTTATTATTTTGGAGATGTATTAGACCATCCGGAGTTGTATAAATACTACCCACAACTTGAAGAAGTTGCTTTTGTCATAAGTGACAAGCTCTCTGGAAGAAGAGCTTATGCTGAGCATTATCAAAATGAGCCGACAACGATCGTAATCAGCAAAGATGTTGCTACCCAAAAAACAGTAGTGATGCACGAGGTACAGCATATAATCCAAGCGATTGAGGGCTTTGCTGGGGGAGGATCGCATCTTAATGTTAATCTGCTTTCTGATGAAGATTTGGCCAAAGTAATACGGAGTCAAGCAGGGACTAATGCACCAAACTATCAAAGGCTGCTAAATCAATTCATTGATAACAGAGAGAGTCTTTTGCGCTTACACAAAGAAAGGGCTCGGTTAGGGAGACTCCTTGAGACGGCGAGTTCTCCAGATCTTGTTTCACTTACAAAAGATACACTAGATAAAATAGATAATCAATTAGATAGCTATAGCCGAAACTTCGGGCATCTGTTCTATAGGATTCTGCACGGAGAGGCGGAATCTAGAGAGGTTGAGTTTAGGTCTACGCTTTCTAATGAAGAGTTAAAAGTCACTCCCCCCAGAAAGTTTCTTGGCGGATCCGGAGTCATACCGGAAACACAAAAGTTCTCTGAAGATTATCTACCTGTCTCCTCAAAAGACACAATAGTAGTTAAACACCCAAAGGCTAGTTGGACTGAGCAGAAAAAGTCTCAAGAGAAAGAGTTAGTCCAAAGGGCTAGCTCGGCTCGTCTTAGAGAGTTTAATCATTCAGAAATTCTCAACGAAGATCTTCTCGCCTCAAGACCACTGAATTCAGCTGCATTTCTCCATCCGTTGGATTTTGTCCTTGGACACGAGAATGATGATCTGTCCTGGTTTGAGCGTTTTAGAATTTGGATGCAAGACGCCTTTCTGGTCTTGAAAGAAAAGCAGGAAGAAGCTGCTAATTTACCGGCCAATGCTAAAGCCTATCAAAAAGTAGGGGCTTTTCACAACATCAGCACAGAACGAGTCAAGGGACTTAGAAGTGATTTTCAAGAGCCTGTTCTGAAAATTGCTGCGGATAATAATATCCCTATTGATGTTATGGATAAGTTTCTTTATGCTCGATCTGCTCCGCAAGCAAATGACATTCTGGAAAGAAGAAGAGCAAAGGACATGCTACGGCAGGTTGTGATTGATAGTAATGTTTCTTCTCGAGATGCAAATAGAATCTTGGGAGAAATGAAAACAGCTAGGACTAATGCTAGGGCTCAGAATGCTGCTGGCAAGTGGTATATCAAACGGAGGCAACTTCAGACTGCCTACCTACAGATCCTTGACCAAAACCTACATCTTGCTTCTCCTGAGCTTATTGCTACTATCACTGAGTTCAGGAGTAAACCTTCTGGGATGACGACAGCAGATGCTCAGACTATTTTAGGAAACATGGCCCAGACCCCCTATCATCAAGCTCTTCAAGATATTGGAGCTAAGATTGATGAGATGAATAGATTTGTGGTAGACGAGCTTGTTAATTCACAATTGCTATCAAAGAATCAAGCGATTGCTTGGAATAATTATCAACATTATGTAATGTTGAAAAGGCATGGATATGAAGATACTACTCCAGGTAGCGGAAGAGGGCTATCGGCAAGTAGGGCGTCTAAGTTGAGATACGGATCTGTGAGAGAGGCACGGGATATTTTGACGAATACTTTTGCGAGCGCAGAAGCTCAAATTATCAAAGCCGAGAAGAACCTAACAGCTCTTAGTCTGGCCGGTTTAGTAAATGCAAATCCAGATAAGAATTTCTGGTCCGTCATCAAAGCGAACAGAGCTGCTTTTCTTGATGAGAATGGTTTTGTTTCTTTTGGAGACACTAGATTTATCGGAGATAATGATGTTGTGTTTTGGCTGCAAGGAAAGCCGAATCTGATATCGTTTAACCCAGCAAACAAAAGAGCTATATCAATCGCTCGTGCATTCAACCGGCTGGATACCCCGAAGATAAAGGGGCCGTTGTTGGCGATGAGAGCTTTCAACAGATGGCTGGCTTTGGTCAACACGTCCTTGTCTCCAGAGTTCTTACTTACCAACCTCCCGAGGGACTTCTTTACTGCCACCTTTAATATGGGGGCTTCTGATGCGGATCTAGTACGAAAGAAGATTTACAGTAATTATAAGGATTCATTCAAAGCGTTGCGGCTGTTGCTCCGGACGGATACAACAAATTCCACTGATCCGCTAGTGCTAGATGCGAAGAGGTTTAAGGAAGCTGGAGGGATGATGGATTGGGCGGAGAGCTACAGAACCACGGAACGGCATAGGGCCGCCTTAGAGAGAAGAATCAAGGAACTGACTCCCGGGACTATGCACTACTACAAGAGGAACATAGCTTTGCTGATTGAGGATTATAACTCAATTGGGGAGAATATGACAAGACTTGCAGCTTTCAGAGCCTTAACGGCTTCGAGAGCAGACGGCGGTCTTGCAATGAGTGATGCGGATGCGGTAGAGATTACTAATGAGTTGACGGTTCACTTCTCTCGGAAAGGAACAGCAGGAGAAGCGATTAACGCTCTTTACCTTTTCGCGAATGCTGGGATCCAAGGATCCGCTATTATCATGATGAATATAGCGAAGAGTGCAAAGGTGAGGAAGTATGTCTATTCTGCTGTTGCGCTTGGAGTTATAGCGGATCTTGTCAATAGGGCTTTGAGTGATGAAGATGATAGAGGCAGGAATCTTTATGATAATTTGCCGGATAATGTGAAGGAAAGAAATTTTGTCTTTACGATTCCCGGAACAGGGAGATTCCTGACTATTCCTGCCCCTTGGGGGTTTAATATAGCTTGGGTAGCTGGGACTAAGATTGGAGAGATGTTGCAGAAAGAAGATTTCTCCTTCGCCGAAGCCGGAACGAGTATGTTCAAAACAGCTCTAAACGCTTTCATTCCATTCTATTCCGGCTCTGTACTTCAATCACTTTCCCCGACTCTTCTTGATCCTTATGTTATGGTAAGGGAGAATATTGATCCGTTCGGAAATCCTCTTCGGCCTGAGAAGTTTCCGAATCAAATGGTTGCAGATAGTCAACTCTACTGGAGTTCTGCAAGCACAGTAAGTAGAACTATGGCGGAATTTCTAAACTCTGTCAGTGGCGGAGATAAGGTGAAATCCGGGCTTCTCGACTTCAGCCCGAACGTGGTTGATATGTGGGCTAATTCTTTGTTCGGGGCGCTTGGTAAACAAGCAATGTTGCTGGGGTCTTTGACTGAGAAGATAGCTACTGATCGAGCTGATGATATTGAACTGGCTGATGTTCCTATCGCCAGGAAACTCCTTCCGACTACTAAGCATTCTATTGACCCAATGAAGTATCATCAGAACGTGGCTGATGTGCTTACGCTTAGGGCGCAAATAAAAGAGTATAGAAGGACTGATCCGGATTATGTAAGCGAGCTGCTGGAAAAGAACTCTGGATTACGGAAGATGTTTGCGATGACTGCCTCGACCGAGGCAAGATTGAATCGTCTGCGGACGTTGCGGAAGAATGCGATAAGGAATGGGGATAGAGAAAGAGAAAAGCTCCTTGACGAAAGAATCAAGGAGCTTCAAGCGAGATACAACGATGTCTTTAAGGAGAGGGTGGGAGGATCATAGATTCAGTATCCTCAATCATTGTTGATCCACAACTTGGACAGGATACTTCACCATAATCTCCAGTGTCAGCAATTGGTTTTCCTCCAAGTAGATGCTTGCTGCTTCCTTCCCACCCACAGGACATACATTTAGCCGACCAATACTGAAGCTCTTCCTGAGATTTCTCAACAGGCTCCATCTGTTCACCGTTCTTCGGAGTTTTCTTTGGTAGGATCATAGCTGCCTCAACCCCGCTAATGAATCCTGTTTCTGTAGTATAAACAGCTCCAGGCGTCCACCCACCCTTAGCAACACGCAGCCATCTTTCATAACTTCCAAGAAGGTCGCCGAAGGCGCTTACTTTATTGTCAGTAAGCCACCTTGCTAATTCTTCTGGGGTCTCAAAGGCAGGGCTTAGAGGAGTTCCTTCACTGGTGCTTTCATACATCATCAGATGGGTGCACTCTTCTTCCTTCCATTGTGGCATATAATCTTCCTTATTCGGGCGAGGACCACTCCATTCCTCATAGGTTAGCTTCCTGTCTTCTTCGTCAGCATAGTCAGGATATTCACCTCTTTCCCAAGCGGAGGCTTCTGTATCCCATATTCCAATATCTACTTGAAGGTCTTTACCATCAAGAAGTGGTATGTAGTTTTCTGTTCCTGGGAATTTTGGGTGTTCCCAGTCCTTTGGGACTCGTCTTACTTCTCTACCCATTTCTTTTCTCCCACCATTCCTCGATCTCTTTTGCATAATCCCTCAGGTCGATAGCTTGATGTTGTAGATCTCGGGCTTTCTCAGCATCATGAGCGCGGAAAGGTTTCCCAGGCCAGTGCTCAAGAAGCTTTTCCGATTGCTCACTTTTATACTCCGCGAACTGGCGAAGGATGCTTGTTAATTCGTAGATGTCGGTCATTCTTAGATTCCTCGCTGATTTCCCCTAACCATTCAGCTCTTGCTTTTTGGGACCAAGATCGTATTGGTCAATATTTTCGTAGATTTTGCTGAGAGCTTCTGGTGAGATAACCTCAAGTAGTGTGACTGAGCCTAATAGATCAAGAGGTAGGCCGCTGTCAATCTCCTTGGCGTAGGCCATTGGGCCGCTGAGACACTTCAAGTCAGCACTTAATATTCTGAAGACGATAACACTCTCTATCATAGTAGGGCGAGTGACGGCGAGTGGAACTTTCTCTCCTTCTGGGTGGCTGTGTAGAACAGTATAACTTCCCGGACTCACTAAAAGCCCACCTTCCCCTTCTATAACCTGCACTTCTGTAATAAATAACATTTCATTCTCCTGTTGACTTAGTTTGTTCTTCTTTCTCTTTGGTAGATAGGTCTACCCAGAGATCGAAGAAACGTTCTTGGTTCTTTCCAATAAGAGGTCTGATCTTTTTGGACTTCACCATGTTTTCAATAATGGGAGAGATCACTTGGGAGGGCACCTTTTTTGAAAGGTATTTCACAAGTTGGCTTTCTGGAATCGGCTTCTCAGTTTTGGAAAGTACATCTCTGATGTGAAGCATTACTTCTTCGATTGTGGAGTTGTCGCTTCGAGCCGATGTCATTGAAGCAAAAATCTCCGGCATTCTTGCTTCTGTGAATGTTAGAGTATTGTAGGCTTTTCTCCAATCTATCTCGTCAATAACAAGGTCGTTGGTTCGGGATACTGAGAAAGCCATACAAAGTTTAAGAAGATGAAGTATCCTCCTAGAGTTGTAATGCTCAAGCTTTAGATGTGTTGGAGCATCTTTGGCTGATTGCTTGTGATACCATTCACTTACCAGTTCTTGAGCCTTTGAAGTTATCTTGAACTCCCCCGTCAACTTGACTATTTGTTGAAGATCATGGACGAGTCCCCCTTTAATAGTTTCTCTTTTATTTTCGGTAGAATCCCCCCAAAGAGTAACTTTCGGAATGTCTGAGGAATATACCATGATGAGCCGGGAGAATATCCCCATTCCAAAAGCTGTGTCTCTGAATGTTTCCCCAAGAAAGTCCGGCTGAGTCCCGAGCACTACATGAACACACGGGTTTATGATGGACACCATTCCCCTACCTCTGACCCTATCCTCAAAATGATCTTTACTCCCATAGAGTTCGTTGAGGAATGAGAGGATTTGTGGATCGTAAACGGGGAGGATAGTTCCTAATTCCGGGACGCAGATGATAAGAGGCCGAAACTCTATTTGAATCGGCAGACCATCCTCATTGGTATAAGAATAAAACCTAGAACATTCCTCCTCACCTAAGACATCAATAAGCCCCTTTGGGGAAAGGGATCTCGGAGCTAGAATTAACTCGTCGTTAAGGGACATCCAAAGAGATTCCATGGCGTCACAAACGACATCCTTTCCGGTTCCAGGTTTCCCGATAAAAAATGTATACAGGTTTGGATACACTCGAAGACCAGCAGAGATAGTCCAGACTCGTCTAGTCAGTGCCCCCAAAATAGTGTTGATCCCTCCCCAGAGCCTGAATAGTTTTCCGGTGGGCATGCCCTCAGTGTAGTGCATAAACCCCTCAATAAAGTCTGGAGTGACTCTGCTACTTGCCCCTGGTTTTATTGTCGGTTTCGTGCCGTATTCTAAAAAATCTGGTAGTTTTGGTTCCTCCTTTCTTGGTTTCGCCCCTTCTTCTCTTGTTCTTTTGTGCCCTATTGGAGAGTCTCTAGTATCGAAAGACATGGCTGGTTTCCTCTTTTCCTGGAGTCTTGACCGTAAAAGGATTTTAACCCATCTGGATTCTTCTCAGAGTAGTCCGCAAGGTTCCATCCAGTTTTAGGGGCTGCCGGAATCTTGAAGATTCTTTCCTTACCGCTTGGACTTCTCAAAAGAATCTCAGGTTGCATCAGACGTACTACTTCTGGAACTACAAGGTCTTCGTCCTCCTCATTGAATCTAAACCCAAGCTCATCGTGTTTCTGCAAGAATAGAGTTATAGGGAGTCTCCCAGCTTTCGCTTCGTTCCAGATTGAGAGAAGGGCTCGGTTGGTGTAATCCCCTGTAGCTACACTCTGTGGTTCAAAAGCAATAGCTTCTCGAAGAGTTGAGTCGTCCGTTGGTCGAGAGAAGAAGATTCGCCTTCGGCCAAGAAGGGTTGTAATTTGCCTAGTTGTCTGAAGTTGTTCTGCAACCCAGAGATGCCATTTTTTGATTGCAGGAAACGCACAGAAATACTCCTTCTGGAAATGCTCTGCAAGCTCTACCGGAACATGCAGATGAAGAGCAATTGTCTTAGCTCTTCCTCCATAGTTAGTTCCATGGGCCGCGCTCTTAGCAAGATCTCGATAGGAGAACCCTCGATAGAAGATTTGATTAGCTACTTTTCGGGCGGCAATGACTACATCTTTTGGAAAGACCCCATACTTCTTAAGACCATCTAGAGAAAATTCCGAGGGCCATCCGAGCTTAGGCCATATCAAAGAGCAGACTAAGGAGTGAGGATCTCCGGATTCCTGAGCGTTTATATAATCCTCATCCCCGAACAACCGAAAGCAGATTGCTCCAACAACTCTAGACTCCGCTTGTTCTAGATCAACAGCCCCGAACTTTTCTCCTATGGGAGTTGTGAATATTAAACGTAGATCTTTGTCTACGTTCTGGGCGTTCCAGCCGAATCCTTGAGGGTTTTTTGTGGAGGAGAATCTCCCTGTCTCGGTCCCACCGATATGAAAGGTTGACCTGAATACCCCTTTCTCAAGGGTGCATTTCAGAAACCCGAGGGTTTTATCTGCATCGGAAAGAGCAAGCACCGTTTTAATGATGAAGTTAGCCGGGAATCCTTTTTCGAGAAGTGGGGTTAGGCTCTCCCGAGCTGTGCTTACTTTCATTTGCTCTGTTACTTTATCCTTCACCAGAGGAGGAGGAAGACCAACAGGCCCGCGGCTGCCCCCGAACTTCCTAAGATCAAAGAGGAGTTCTGCTTTCTGTTTGGGAGAACCCCCGTTGAATCCTTTGGAGTAGAAGGAGATAGCTTTGGAGTGTTCCGCAAGGGCTTCCCTTCCTCCAGAAAGAGATCTTATTTCTCTTTTCGTCTTAGGATCATCAATGGTTTCTAAGAGATGGGATTTATCTCCTAGTGTAGAGGAAAGTGTTTGCTGAAGTTTCTCGAATGCTCTTGTTGTGAAATATTCTTTGTAGCCCAAAGCCTCAGCCATTCTCTCTAGGATAAGAGTCAGACGTTCCTTTTTTGAAAGCCACTCCTCAATTAGCTTTCCCCGAACGGAAAAATCTACGTGGCACCCAGCCTCCATCATGTCTAAGACTGGTCCTTGAAGAGCCCTAGAAAACTCATAGGTCTTCAAAGTATCTCCAGAAAGAAGCGGATGGATGTTGTCGAAGACAGCTCTGGTTGCTAGAACATCCATGCCGTTGTAAAGAGCTGCTTGTTGGATTTTGGTTAGAGAGTCCGGGAGTTTCGAAGTGTCTAGGATTTCCATTTAGCTTTACCCCTCAGGCTCTAACCGAGAACCAAGCTATAACATCTTCTAGAGACATTTCATCTAGCTCCTCTCTAAAGTCACCAGCAACACTTGTTATTTTTGGTTTAACACGGCGATCCCATTTTCTTGGGATATAAGTATCCCACACGATCAACCCTGTATTCCAGAGATAATCCCCAACAGGATTTCTGTATCGAATCACACTTATGTCACTTAGAGGAGTGAGAGATCGTATCCAAGCTTCCTCTCCGGCACGAAGATCTGGGTATGGTTGCTTTCTGAAATTTTTCATTTCCTTCCCCCGGTATATTGCTTTCCTACAGGTAGACGCTATCAGCTCTCGGGCTTGAAGAACTAGAATGTCAGCTTCGTCCCGAAGAATCCTAGCTCTTCTACATTCCGGGCACCCTCCACCTGAGCGGCCAGTCGGATCCCAATGCCCGCTATGGATTTGATGGCTAGCACTCTTGTAAAGACTACAAGCTTGCGTTAGAAGATCAATTACTTGGGGTTCTATATTCATGTCATTCTCCTGCTTTGTTCGATTCTCTTCTGAGGTGTTTCCAAGCCGGCTCATTCATATAGATTGAACCAAGAAACCCTAGACCTTTATTTAGCTCGGGATAGAGAGCGTGATGCACTAGCATTGTATCCTCGCAGATTCCGTTTACGTTGATATGGAGAGGAAAATGGCGGAGCCAGTATCGGTCATAGACTCCATTTTGGAAGAGCTTCGGGATAGGAGAAGCTAGAACATCCCGGACAAACTCCCATGCCTTTCTCTCTTCATGAACCGATCTCCAATAGGAATCACATTTTATTATCCTTGGTCCTCTCTTGTGGGTTATCATGAACGGGAGGTGGAGGGTGTGGTTGGCATCAGACCCGAAGCCGATCTCGGATATTTGTTTGTTGGCCTCGGTTTCTATATCAACTGTGATGAGAGGGGATTTTGATAAGTGGTTCTCCCAAAACCAATCGAGATCTGGTAGGGTTGGATTGTAGTAGATAAACCTTTGCTCTTGCTGGAAGGCCGAAGACTCTTGCTCACGAAAAGCTTTCATAAAGTCCACTACCGCAAGAACTCTAAGATCCCATTGGCGAAGGATTGCCGCTGGATGGAATGTCGGAAGGACTTTTCCATACTGACTCAGATGGATGGCTCCACGTTCATTACTGATTTTCGTAAGGCCAAGGACAGCCCAAAGAGCTGTGTTCCCCAAGCAGACAGTTAGGTTTGGTTTGGTACGGAGAAGAGTTGATCGAAGCTTTCTTACCTCATCTGATTTGGATTTTAGGACAAACTGACCGGGGGCCATAGGCGGAAACTCCCGGTCAACATCTTCAGCTGCTTTCCCGAAGTAGGTACTTATTGCGTTGTTCGGGGGGCGGGAGTTAAAAACGTTTAAGAGGGTTATTCCTGAAGCTTTCCAGAGGTCTCTAAGTTTGTGCGGTGGAATAAATCGAGATGGAGGGGTTAGTGGAAACCCAGCATCCCGAAGGATTCTGTAGAGTTCCTGACCAGCGGAGCCGACAAACGGGAATTTGTAGATGTCTTCCTGCTCCCCCCAGGCTTCCCCGATGAGGACGATTTTTGTCATTTCTTTTCCTTCTGAATCTTCGTGAGTTCCTGGTCTACCCACTCCCAGATATCTTTAGCTAGAGCTGGATCGTGGTTCTTTATGCTTTCGGCATAAGCTACTAACGCCTCACGTGAAGCATTAGCGTATGAGTCTGTACCTTTTGGATTAAGTACAAAGTATCTTATTTCAAGAGGCATGTTTTCTCCCCCCTTGAGAACGCAACGTCGGAACATTCCTGGGAGCATACGTTATAGCCATTAGTTATGTCGACTGCTTCTTTATAGCCGCAGATATCACATTCTGGCTCCTGTGGTTCTGGATCTTTCCGATGTGCCTCTGTGAAACAATCATAGCATAGGCCCCAATCTGGGTCTCCTTTAGGCCATATTTTTGTACCACATCTTGGGCAAACCGCGGATGTCCAATCTGGTTCTAACCACCAAAGACTCATTCTTCGTCTCCTGTATTGGTTTATTGTCGGGATTGATGAACAAGACCGAGCTTAGCTTCAGAGTATTCTGGATGAACCTCCAAAAAGGCTCGCTTTCCTCAGTCCTTTTCCGAATCTGGAGGATTAAGAAAGACTACTGCGACTCCGCAAGACCCGGCTAGCCAAACACCAAGCTCGGTAGATTCAAACCAATCAGGGTGAAGCTTCCCGGAGAAGTACACCTCTGATACTCCGGCGTTTATTAGCGCTCCCATACATTGAGAGCAGACTGGATGGGTTACAAATGCTGTAGTACCGATTGTTTTGAATCCGGATCTTGCAGCATTTGCGATAGCATTAATTTCTGCGTGAGTTGTAATCGCCCGGAGATGTTCTCGACTAAGTTGCGGAATCAAACTATCATCGAATCCTCTCGGAGGGCCGTTGAACCCTACAATGAATGTCTGATCTGGAGCTACTAGCACGCAGCCAACCTTTGTAGTTTCGATCTTAGACCACGAAGCTACAAGAGCTGCTTCGTCTAAAAAACGCTGGATGTGTTCAGGTTTCATCTGATGCCTTTTCGGGGAGGGCATAAGCATTCCCAGCTCCCCATCCTAGAAGGTAGGCAAACTCTATCTTTTGATCTTCTGTAAGATCCTTCCAAAGTTTGTCTGGGTTCTTTGCTTTCCACACCAATATAACTAAGTCTGTTATAATCATTTTACATCTCCTCTTCGTCGTGCCGAAGCTTGTTCAGTGTACGCTCTTTGAGAAGATCCCTTTCAGCAATTAGCTCCCGCAAAGAATTGATTATGAGATGTCCATTTTCGTTGCATAGGGGATGGCCTGCTTCTGCAAGAGCATCTTCGATCTCGTGGACTATCCTAATCAATCCATATCGTGCGTGCCATCGTCCACAATTACAGGCCGGTGAGTCGCAAGGCACGAAACCATGCGGCCTGAGAATATCTCTTAGATCTTCAACCGTTTCATCTTCAGTTGTCATTTGTTTTCTCCATCCTCAGTAGTTTGTTGATTGAGCCCCCGTAACGTGGGGGATACGGCAGAATCAACTCTAAGGGAGGAGGTCAGTTCCGAGAGTCTTCTGCTGCGGGTGTTATTAACCGACACCGCCCGCTGGTCGTTTTCTATCTGCTATTTTCCGAAATCCATATACCCGGTGAAAATACCGATGACTGGTATAAGTCCGAGTGTATGGATAACTTCAGCTTTGTATGGACTCTCAAAATCGCATTCGGTTAGCTTGATGAGATTCTTTACCCACCCTACACCAGCCGCGATCATCATTATAGCGATTACTATAACGAAGAAATTATGTGAGGTATGATTGCGCATGGTTATTCCTCTTTCTGTTTGATGATGATAAAGGCATTAGCCCTCTTGTCTCCCCAAGATCTCATGAGGGATTAAGCAAATAGCGGAATGTTGGGGGCAGCTTCCGCATTCTGGAACTTCTCGTAGCTCTGGGATTAGGAGTCCACATTCAACAGCTATTTCTTCTACCTCCTTAACTGTCAGAACCGTTGACGGGATAGGCCAGCCGGAAGTGTATAAGATCTTCCGAGCGAAGCTAATTAGATCGGGTTGTGTCTTCATTCTTTGTTCTCCCAAATTATTTATCAAGGTTCATTGCGGCCTGCATTAGAATCCGTCATAAGCTTTCACTCCAAGGCGCTTTGCAATTCTTATTACAAGCGGCTGCGCTTCCTTCTGGAATGTTTCGTTCTTGACTTGCCCATATCGACCATCATGGTAAGTGGCATACTCCAAGACTTTAAGGCATTCACGCAGCAATTCATTGTCGATCTGTGGTTGCTCTTTCGCCGCCTCGCAAAAGGTTCTGAAATGTTTCTCGGTTTCTGCAATCGCATTAAGCAGTCTCTCTTTTGTCCTTAAGAGGATCATTTCGTTTGTAGCGATGGGTGGCGATGCCGCCTTACCCATGCAATACCCATTGCAGTTAGTTCCACCTCTATGGCAATCGACCCCACAAACCATAACTTCTTGTTTCATCTGTCTTTCCTCGCGGTTAGGCGTTGGATGTTAGTCATGGCAATATTTCTGTTGGTCTTCCCGTGGCAGATAACAGAAACCAAGCTCTTCACCTTCTCTGTCTTCTGTATGCTCTAACAACTCTATCAGATGCTCCAGATAGTGCTGCGCTTTTTTAATGTCCTCAATCATCGACCCCTTCTTTCCAGCGCGAGCGAGGTATGCAATGGCACTACCGCGCAGATAGCCGCACATTTCCTCATCCGAAAGCCAGCAACTTAAGGCCGCCCAAGGCTGGATACCCATGTTGAGATAGTGATCGCCACCTACTTGTCGTGTCGTTGAGTTCATGCTAAAAAGCCTTCCCGTGTTTGTGCGGTCTTGTCTTGTTGTACTCGACCTTTGCCAGAAGAGCTTGGGCTACTCTGAAACCTCGGTCCATAGCAAAGTCCATGATTCTGATGATTGTATCCGCAAGTTCCACTTCTGCCCCGGAAAAATCAGGGAGCTTGTCGTCGGGAGGATTATTGTGCCGTAGAGCCTCAAGAGCTTCCGATAACTCTGAATGGATTAGGGCGATGATTTCGCCGTCCGATCGGTTGGAGTCCCAGAAGCCGTGATCGACAGCTATGCTGTGAATAGTGGCTGACTGATGGTTCCAAGAACCTATGAATACCATACTTTCGAGAAAGTCCTGTGTCATTTCAAATCTCCGATGAGAAGTATAAGGAAGGATTGTCAAGAGCGGCTTGTGCTTCTTTGAACATCTCTGGATCAATCTCTAGTCCTAGGATGTGCTTGGCCTTTAGCTCCCTAGCTACTTGTAGGGAAGTGCCCGACCCACAGGTGAAGTCTCCAAAGATCGTGCTTTCGTCTATAAACATTTTTAGGAAATGTCGAAGGACATCGAGTGGCTTCTCGGATCTATGGAGTTTCCCCGGGAAATTTCTGGGATAGGAGCAGCAGAGAGAAATTGGTTTGACTATCTTCCTCCGCTCAAACACAATCAGCATGGCTGTTTCATAGTTTCTCCGGCCATAATATTCTGGGTCTGGTATGATTCCAGAATTATCGGAGCAGTTCCAGACCATTAAGTGGTCCTTTATTTCGCAATCGAAATGTGCCATAAAGAAGTCTTCGATGAACCTCCTATGAGTTTGAGAAAACCAGAACATGATATGGGCGGACGGGGCTATTAGATTCTCTTGGTAAAGAGAGAGGGTTTCTAGTAGTTTCTCAAAGATTCCAAAGGAATCATCATAAGAATTATGATCTCTTCTAGACTTCATTCCTGAGCTATCGGTTAGGTTAATCCCATAGGGGAAATCTAGGTGGAGGAAGTTGAACGGAGGGCCGGAATAGGTAGCAGCCCAAGAATTGAAGTCCTCGTTCAACAGGATTATGTCGGATTTTGGAGCCGGAGTGGTGGGTTTGTTTTGGATTGCTGGGTCCAGGAGTTGGGCCTTATCCGAGTCCGGGGATTGGGCCTTGTCTGAGGTATTCCTTTTGAAAGCCGAATCCAATATAGACTTTCCGGACCTTGACTTAACCCTCTCGATTAAGAGAGCCGCGCTTTTGATCCCAGAAGTTTCTTTAACCATGTCGATTAGTTTCTGGTTTCCGGAAAGAAGGGCGTTTGCCACGGTGGTTGCATTAGACACCGAGCTTTGACTCCTCCCGATAACTCGACCAGTATCTTTCTGACTCCAAGAAAGGTTAGTCTCTGCTTTTCTCTTATGAAGTTGAGCTATCGCAATAGCTTCATCCGTCCAAGCAAGATCTCTTCGGGAAAGGTTCTCGATGAGTTCTATCTCAAAGACTTCATCAGGGGAGACGTCTTTGGCATAGCGGGCTGGAATCTTTTTCCAGTTGTCGTAACCTTTGTCCGGGCAAGGGAGGTTTGAGGATTCAGCTAGTTGGAAAGCTCGAAGGCGTCGCTCCCCGGCTATAAGGTTATTGGTTTCTGGCTCTATTAGGATCGGGTGGATTAGAGAATGGGAAGAGATAGCCAAGGCTAATTCTTCCAAAGAAAGCGGATCAATCTCTTTTCGCTGACGATCCTTGATCTGGATTGAATTAACGTCAACGAGATTTATCTTATTCTGGATCATCGGAGATCTCCTTTTTGATGAGATCGTCAGAGATATTCACTTTTATCAAGTGATACCCAGGACCATGAATTGACACCGTATCCACATGACCATCATTACCAATGATATTAATATCCAGAGATACCCATCTCGGCTCACTTTCTATAATCTGCCTTTTGGATATAACAACTTTTTCTACATCAAAGAAGGAAGCGTTCATTAGAAACTCCTTGGGGGCATTGCTGCCCCCGCTTTGTATTATTGATGCCTGCTCACGGTTTTTACAACCGCAAAGGTTCGGCCACTCTCGGAGATTTCATGGCCGATTGTGAACTCGACCGTGCTGCCGACCGCGGCGAGGCAAAGGCTGTCCATAGGGGCTCCGTTCTCATCCTCTGCCCAGACTGGGAGACCAGAACTTAGAACGCTGCTCGGGAGCTGACAGACATCCACGAGAAATCCGGACCTCCCCCTTGTCTTTCGGTTGGTGGCGATTAAAAAGGACGCAGCGGCCTCGCTCGTCATAAAGAACGTGAGGGGAGAGACCATAGCCTTTGGTTTGAACTCATAGTTCTGCCAATCCCCGAACTCTTCCAGTTCTTCGTAGCTTGCCTCGATAACCTCGATTGGTTTGACCCCGAAGGCTATGCAGTCGGTATGGTTTTTGGAAGACTGAAGATGAGCTACCTGGGATATAACCCCCACATAGGCGCCGACCGGGAACGGGGCTAAGGTTGAGATTTCATCAGCGGTTTTGCCGACAATGGATTGAAAGTCGATCATGTTAAGCTCCTATTCTGCAAATACTGTCCGGAGTCCGGACTCTAAGGGAAGTTTTGGGGGGAGATTTCTAGGGGTCTTGGTGTCTACCAAGCCGATGGGGGTTGTATAGATGTATCTTTTTCTTGCTCTCTCCTTTCCCTCCGATCGGCAGACCAGAGAGATGTTAAAGTATTGGGGGATGATTGGGCCTAATGCTTTTCCAATGGACATTGGAAGGGCACGAGTGTCTACGACTTCTTTGAGGGGTCGTCCTTTTCCGTCTTTCATTCCTGTGTCCACCATTGTCTCGATTAGGTCGATATGCGTCATGACTATGACGTTTGCGGTGAAGGAGGGGGTATATAGGTATTCCAAAAGAGTTGAGATCATCTTTTGGATTTCGTTGTAATCGGACCATTGAACTCCTTCTGAGAGTCTGTTTTGCATAGCAAGATAGCAAGATGCTGCGGCCTTGGATGCGAAGGTTAACGAGTCGATTACTACGATGTCCTTAGAGGACAGGCCAGCTCTCATCCATTCGTTAAGTTTTCGCATGGCAGAGGCCCAGGCTTTTGCAGCAGTTACTTGTACCTTTGATCCGACGATTGAGGTTGTATCGTAAACGGGCTCGATATCGAACCGCGATAGGGCTTGCTCATGTTCTTCGGGTGCTATGATTCTTACTGGGCCCCCATCAAACGAAAGACCTGGGGGACTAGATGCTCTTGACAGAACCCCCCGAATCACTTCCTCAGCTTGGGCGTCAAAGTCGATGATTTTTATAGAGTATCCTGCAAGGGCAAGAGAGACCAAAGAGCCTGTTTTGCCTGACCCGGAATCCCCGAGCAGAAGAATCTTTTTCAGGTTGGGTTTGCTTGTGTTGCTGAGTACAGCCATGATATGTCCTCCTCTTGTTTGGGTTCTGGCTCGGGTTTTGGGGGAGTCGGGTTGAAGAAGACTTTTGAAAGATTTTGTACCTCGCTTGGTTTGTTGTACTTGTGAAAGATCAGGACTGTTTTATAGGCTCTATCATATTCTACTGTGATAAAAGGTAGATTTTTGTGAAAAGAGCCGGGAAGATCCCCGATCAGTTTCTCTTCGGCCACCCGGAAGTTCTTCTCGTAAAGAAGAGAAGAGCGGAAAGATGTGAAGACCTTGTACGGGACTTCCAAGATCCGAACGGGGGATAGGGTGTTCATTACGGACAGAAGAGAGTTGTAGAAGATGTTGGAAGTGTACGGGATCAGAGAGATTCTGATTGATTGTCCGTTCTCAACAATGTCTATGTATTTATCTGGGAGCTTTATTCCTCGCTTGGTCAGACCTATCCTTGAGAAGAATAGGTTGGATACTACTCTCTTGTAGTTCAGAGAGTCACTTGTGAAATCAACCTGGGTAGGAGATAGATGGATTTTCTCGAACTCAGGTGAGCAGAAAAACGTCTCATCCGTAAGAGAGCAGATTGACATAGCGAGGACGGATGATGCCGCTCCGAATAGGAGTGATGAAGGATATTTTCTGTCCTCTTTAAGCCGAAATGAAGATGAGGTTTTCTTTAGCACGGGTGACTCCTACATAAAAGAGGTTGGCTTCTGCTTGGATCTGCCAAGGCTGCCGAGCATATTTCGATGGGATTAGATGCTCATTTAGGAAGACTACTGTGTCCCACTCCAAGCCCTTGGCTTTGTGGATTGTGGAGAGGGTTAGTCTATCGGATCTGGGTTCGGAGAAGAGCCTGTCTATTTGGTTTATCAGATTGGATCTGGTTTTTATGTCGGGGTCTGCGGCGATTACTTGGATAGCTTCGAGCCTGTCCATGAAATACTCTTCTTTATCCGGCTTGGCTATGATTTGGGACTGGATGTAGATTATTAGGTCTTTGAAGACTTGGGGTATGGGAGTATTTGGATCTCCTTTGATGAGATTGGATAGGGATTTCCCGATATCTCTTCCGAGGACATAACAGGGTTTTCCAGAAGAGAGAAGTTGTAGGGCTAGGGTGACTAGAGGTGCTGTATTCCGACAGATTATTACGTTCGGGTTGTATGCCAAGAAGTCCTCGCCTGGAGGCAGTCTCAGGACTTTTCCGGGAATCGCAGAAGGAGATGAGGATATTGTTGGAACAAATCTCCTCGCCTCTTGAACTATTTCTTTAGGACACCGAAAGGAAACGGAAAGAGGCATGGTTTTTAGATTGAAGGTTGAAACCAGATGGTCTATTGAATCCGATAAAGCCCCGCGGAATGTGTAGATTGCTTGGTAAGGATCTCCGGCGGCGATTAACTGACCAGACGAGGCTTTAAGTCTCTTTATCATGACATGCTGAACCTTCGTCAAGTCCTGGTCCTCGTCTACGACAACTAGATCAAATTGCGGGAATACTCCCCGGAAGAATGCAGACATAAAGATCTGGTCATCGAAGTCGATTTCCCCTTTGAAGGCCCGCTTGATTGAGTCTGATAGGATCTCGTAAGATATGTCGATTTCTTTCTCTGTAGGAGAGAGATCGTACATATCCGCCAAGGAGAACAACTCGGATTTGTATTGCTCTCTTGTTTTTGTTTCCACGTCTGTGGAGACGGAAGAAGAGAATAGCTGCGGGACTAATCCGAAATTCCGAGCCATGTTTACAAGTCTGGTCAGGGTTGAGACGGTTTCCGAGGAATCGTAGGATCGGGAAGTCCTTGCCTGGACAAGAGAGTAGATCTTGCTTGTATCAATTGATAGTCTTGGTAGCCCGGTTTTTTTGAGCCAAGCTCGATGGCCGAGAGAGTTCATCGTGGCGATGGTCGTGGAATCGAGAAGGCTTTTGTGGTCCGGGACGATGGCTCTGATTGCTGAGAGAAGAGTGAATGTTTTACCGGAACCAGCTACCGCCTGGAGAGCTACTGATTCTCCGTTTTTAACAGCAGAGATGAAGGATTCTTGTTGGGGTGTGAACGGACGGAGGACAGGGGTTTTTATTTGTTTCTGTAGGTCTTCGACGATCCTTTTGTTGAATGCGCAGAGAAGAATGGAGATGGGTGGGTTTTCGGTTTCTGGGATTGGAATGAACATGATGACCTCCGGAGGAATTGGTTAGCTTATTTCTTTTTCAGGAATAAGTTCTATTGTGAGAGATGAAAGGGCTTCTCTGACTTGGAATCTTCTATACAGAGACCATACCTGAATAGCTCCTGATGCCAGAGGGCAGTCTACGCGAATCCGGTTGGTTTTGTACGATCCATTAGTATCTGAACCCAAGACCCATTCTACATCGTCAGAGTGGGAGGATGCTATCTCTACAGGTTCACCATTATTTACTCCTATAACAAACATCATAGCCCAGCCACTGGCATGACGTTTCCTCGTGCTTAACAGGAGTATGCTGTCATATACGCTTTTGGTACGCCCTTCTCTTTTCGGAAGAGAGAGAAGTTCCTTTCTGGTCCATTTGTTTAGGTCTTTAGTCATGGTTTCGGCTCCTGTGGTCTAGTGTTGGGGGGCTCTTCTGGCTTGTGCCAGCCGGTGCCGTCGCAGACTAAGCATTTTCCTAGGTCTATCGGCTGTCCTCGGCAAGCACAATTTTCATCGTTGCAGTGGTGAATTTCCCATCTACCGTTATTGCAGTCTTTGCAACAGACTAGATCCCAATCATTATCATAGTCTCTTAATTTTGCCCACATTTTACTCTCCATGGCTTTCTTTATGCAGTTTTATAGACCACAAAGGTCATAACTGAAGGATAGCTCGATCCTGATACCATCACCGAATCTGGTGATGCGGAAATTTTTTCCTGAGTCCTCGAAGTGTTCTGGGTTTCTTCGGAAGTGGAGTGCTTGGGGCTTTTGGAGACAATCAATTTGAACTTCGGAAAGGGACCAAAAAACTTTGGTGCAAAGATGAATCCTGATAGGGACTCCGTCTATACAGCCGACTAGGACGAATTTAGCCCAGGAGCTAAATTTCCTTATTGGGAATAGGACAAGGCTGTCATAATGACGAGGGAGGCTACCCTGCGGTAGCTGAAGAAAATCTTTTTTGCTCCGTTGGCCCAGATACATTGGGTTTTTTGTGGTAAGTTTCATGGTCCTATCCTCTTGGGATGTTTGGATCCCAGATTTTCTGAATGAACTCGGTTTCGAGGAAGTGATCTCGGATTCCGGGGGTTTTCGAGCAGATTCCTCTGAAGACGCATCCGCCATAGTTAGAGCAAGATGTTTCGTTTTTCGGCCAGGTTTTGTTTTCAGAGAATGTGAATGCTTGGTTTATCCAAAAAAGAGTATCTTCAACAAATTCATCGACTTGCTCAGGAGATCGGATTTCCATGTGTCTTCTGAATCTGTTGAAGTTCGGGGAGAGCTGAATCCCGTCAATGATTCCTCCTTTTGCTTCTTGGGCCAGGACCACTTTCGTTGCCAGAGTATAAATGTCGATCTGGTTTGACGGGGAGAACTGGTTAAAGAAGTTATTATCAAGTTCGTATTTCGTGGTCTTGAAATCCACGAACCAGAGATCATCTTGGAATGAGACTAGCCAATCGAGGTGGCCGGAGAGGTATGTTTGGACTCCGTTGATGGTCAGGAAGGGAAGTTTGAAGGAGAGCTCGACGGCTGGGGCTCCACCGATGAATACTGTCTTCAATTCAGAGTCCTTGAATTTGTCGAAGTGCCAGACGAGGGCTCGAATTAGGGTTAAAGGGGTCCGGGAAGTATCCGGGACGGGGTATTCTAACTCATTTAGTCGGGGGGCTAGGAACTTTATAACGTTTCTGATTGACTCGTCGTGGGGGAAGCCGGCGGCGAGGTTTTTCTGGAATTGCTCTTGTCCTATATGGAATAGGATTCCAAAGGCAAGAGGAGGAGGGGTTTTCTCCTTACGGTATCCTTTTACTATTGTGTAGTAATAGTACCTCGGGCAGGTTTTTAACGCGCCTAGGGAAGTAGAATCCCAGACGAACTGGGTAGTTGTCCCGGGGAGGAAAGATGTATTCTCCATAGGATTAGTCCAAGTCAGAGAAGAATTTCGAGAGGTCGGGCTTGGCTGTTTTTGATTCTTTCGCGTTTTTCGTTGATTCTTTTGCGATAGCTCGGGTTGGGGTTCTGGTGTTTGTAGCTCGGGCGGTGGACTCGGCGGCCTCAAAAGAGGCGCGCCAGGAGCGCATTGATGAAATAATCTCGTCAATGTCTGAATCTGTCCACGTATTGGGATCTTGGGCAAAGAGATCTTCAAGGGCCATGATGACCTCCAGAGGAATTAGATTTGGGGAAAGAGAACTTGAGGGTTAGTCAAGTTCTCTGGGGTTTTAGATGTCTTTGATAGACAAGTCGATTAACTCAGAAAGAGTTATCTGCTCATCTTCGGCAAGAGCGGAGGATCTGTCTTTGAGGGCTTTCAGGACTCTCTTAAGAAGAGTCCTGATGATTTCGTTTCGCGCAATCCCGTAGCCCCCGAAGAGTTCCTCCAGTTCGTCTACCACCTCGGTTTCGAGGAGGATGGTGTACTTTCGAGTGCCTGGGAGTCTTTTCATTTACTCGTCGTCGTCCGCGATAACCAGAAGATCTTTTCGGGCCGAGACGTTAGCTTCCGCTCGGCTGAGGTAGGAGGGGTTGTCGACCAAAACCGCCTCGACCATTTCGAGGAATCTCTCGTAAGAGATCTGTTTTCCGACGGGATCAACACCGCGCTTGGCGATGGTGATTTTCTTTTGGCTTTTCAGAGCCGCCCGAAGGTCGATTCGTATAAGGCGTCGAGCCTCTACTTCGATCGGGGACAGCGCCAGAGCCTTGTCCTTCGTAGTGCCACGTCCACCGCCGATGGCGTTGGGGATATAGGAGTTTATATAGGCCTCGAAGTCCTCTTGAGTTGAGGGGAAGGATTCGCCTTTGGCAACTACTCGCTTCCAGAGTGAGCCGAAGTTATTTCTCAAGTCCTCCTTGAGGGTTTGATTGCATTTTTTCGCTAATACTTCCGGGGAGATGATCCCCTCTAGCAAGTCGGCGTTGAACATCTCGGCGGTGAATACTGCTGGGAAGACCAGGGCCGTTTCGTTTATTTCGACGGGCGCCCAATCTGTGTTCTGGGGGATTCGCATGATATGCTCCTGTTAGGTTGGTTTTTGTTTGGGATGGATCATCCATCCACGATTGAATGATAGCACAGGGGTAGGACACAGGCAAGCCCATTTGCTAGGGAATAAACAACTTTTTAGGCTTCTTTTTTCGTCTTGGGCTTTGGGTTTTGGCGTAGTTTTTGCTTTGGCTATCCCTTGGTATGGTTTTTGTCTTGGGTCTTTGGTGTTCGTCTTGGTCTTTGTGTTTTAGACAGGATAAGCGAAAACTGCTGAGGATCTTTTAGAATCCTCAGCAGTTTTTATTTAGACTTCCGACTTGAACTTGTTCTCGTTTTCCTTCCGAGTAAACAGCCAGCCGAGCCATTCTAGGAAGAGAAGGATTTTGTGGATTATTTTCATAAGGATTCCAGATACTTTGTTATTTCTTCTGGAATCTCTTCTTTTAACCAATGGGTACCGTAGGAATATGGTTTCCCGTCGACAAGATAGTTAGGGTCTGGTTGTAGGCCGAGGCTTTCCAGGTAGGCTACGGCTTGAGGGTAGTAGTCTCCTAATATTTCGATTTCTCTGAGGGCGGATTCTTGATCTGGGCTTCCGGCACGAAGGTCGTTTAGATGCCAGCGGTTCCAGACTTCGAGAAGTTCGTCTAGTTTGTCTTTGTTCCAGCCTTCATTGAATCTAAGGGGTTCTAATAATGAGAGGTGGTTTTGGATTTGGCCGTGCGCGTCTCTGATTGGATGATATAAAGATCCGTCGAAGGATAGATTTCCCTCTTCTAAGGATATGTTGATTATCAGCCCTTTGCAGGGGTATATGGTTTTATGCATCAGGTTTCTCCTTGAAAAATTCGTCAAAGTCGGTCCAAGCAGGACCGAGATCATTGAATGTTTTTTGGGCTATTTTGAAGGATGGAAGGATTTCTTTCCGGGCTCCGGATACTTTGTTTTTGTACCAGAAGCCGGAGAGGGGTTGATTCCGGAGGGGATGATCCTCCGGAAGAAGGTTTAGGGGGGTTTTGTTACAGTTCATCAAGGAAGTACCATGAGTAGCTGTTTAAGGGTATGTTGTTGTAGTGGATGGTCCTCTGTTTTATGTGGATAGGCTTTCCGGGAAGGATAGCGTTTTGGCGGCGAATGGTGCACTGTGATGGCCATGCTTTGAACATGGGTAGCTTGCCTTGGTATAAGGCAACGATTGTAGTACCATGATGAACTACTTGAGCCCTATGCGGATAAACTCGAACGATAGTGTTTTTGTCGATCCGCCGCGGGTTTTGCTTCTGGCAGAAGTTCTCACAATCCTCGTATGAGGATAGGGTTGATAAGATTTGCTCAGTTTTAGTCATTTGAGTGCTCCTGAAGGTTGAGGTTGATAAAGGCTTTAGCAGCTTTGTTGACTGAGTTGTTGATCTGGATGGATATTGGGTTAGGTTTCTGGGATCTTCGGGAATAAGGCCCGAAGGTGTCTAGGAACATTTTTGCAAGGTGCGCGAGCACTAGGTTTTGAAAACTGGTGTTTTCGGTTAGAAGGTCTGAGATTAGGTTGGTTAGTTTGTCCTCTTTTTCATTGTAGATGGCGGAGAAGAAAGACTCTGATAGTCTTTCCGTTTCGATTTCATCATCCCATTGTCGATATGTGTCATAGGTAGTCATATACGCCTCGGGGCCGGATTTGTTGCAGTTTGTTTATTCGGGCCTTTGTGTAAAGGATTCGATTGTATTTTTCAATGCTTTTGTTTTCGTAGTTGGCAAACTTACGCAAGGCGGCTTCCTCGATTGCGGAATGTTCTTTCTGGAAGAGTGCTAGGATATCGGGGGGAAGGGAAGATTTTATCTTTTGAATATCCTCGATTGTCGCTTTCGGTTTTTGGGACGCACAGAGAAAGAGGAAGTAGGATAATTTCATTTGATTAGTCCTCTGGGATGATCCAATCTTTCGCGTTAAGGTCCGTGATGTAGAAACAGGTTTTTATGCCATATTTCATTGGGATCCGGAACTTTTCGGGGGAGGTCTTCCATAATTTGACTTTTCCGTTGACTCTTGCCCGGAAGGGGGTCTTGTCCACGTTTAACACAGTAACATGGTGTAGTATTTGGCCACGGCGTAGGGTTTCGACGTTTTCGCGGGTGATTTTCATTTGATTAGTCCAGGTTGAATATGTCAAGGATGGATTTTGGGGAGGTCTTGGGTTTTGGGTTTTCGCGCGGGAGTTCGGGATATGCGAGGTTGAGGAATTGGCGTAGCGATCCGGGGGAATCCTGCTCTTTTATGAGGCAGTTAGCTAGGTGTTTGGGATTGGTTGTTTTCAACAGAAGGTTTAGGTCTGATCTTCCGTCAAAGACGGAGAAGATCGGTTCACCCAAGCTGTTGATGGATGCTTCGATGTACAAAAAAGACGCTTTCATTAGGATACTCCTGGTGGATTCGGCTTTACTCTGAGCCTTTTGTGGTGGGAAGGCTCAGAGTAAAGCCGGGATTAGATTACCTTTATAAATCCAATCCCAGCACGGGTTAGCCCTTCTGTGCTTAGTCGTCGACTTCGAGAAGGGATTTTTGGTTCATGCGGCGGATAACTTCACCAGTAAGTTTTTCCATAACCCGCTCAGTAGTAAGGGAACGTTTCGCTTTCCGTTCCATGGCGGATTTGATAGGGTCAAGCCAGAGGTGTTTTTTCTCGTCATTCTCAAAGTCTTTGAGCTTGCAGAGTCGATCAAGCTCGGCCATTGGCCGCCCGGTTTCTTTCCAGGCATCGCGGACGACATCCCAAAGGAGTTCTGATTCTCTCGAAACCTTCGGGGAAGAGGCCCCACGACCGGATTGCGGGACAATTCCCGCGAGGAGGGCGTTGAATTTTTTGGTGGCGGCATTCTGGCTTTCGGCAGATCCGACAGGACCGGCATTTGAAGCATGGCCGGTCGCTTGGGAGATAGCAAACGACAAAGCCCAGGCGAGAAATTCAGGAGAAAGCTTCTCCAAGACGATTGTGCCGGAAAGGCCGTAGGATGCACGGACGTGTATTTCGGTTGACATGGGAGAATACCTCGGCGTTGTGGGTGGGTGGGTTTGTGTAAGGGGAATATTAGCAAGCTTATGAGCTTCGCGCAAGGGGTTTTTTGTGTTTGTGTGGAAGGGGGTTTTTGTGTTTATGCAAGAAGTGGGCCAAAGGAAGAGAAGGTTATGGGGAGAGGGGAAGGAATAAGGAAAGGTGATGGAAGAAATGCGAGGAAAATCAAGTAGTTGCAAAATGGCAAGATAAGGTGGGGATTATGAGAGGAGAGAAGAAGATAAGGAGAGGTAGGGGAAAAGATTAGGATGCTTATGTTTTGGTGTAAGGGTATGATTTTGCTGGGATTTTTTTTTAAGGCCACATTAGCAAGCTGGTGCGGGTTTGCCTATGTGTTATAGGCTTGCTTGTATTCCTGGGGGGTAAAATGTGTAAGAAATTCAAGGGGTTAGGAAAAGTCAAGAGAGAGATTGTGGGGTTTTTAGTGGAAAAGAGGGGAGAGGTTTGGGATTAGCTTGCTAGTGTTTTTGGGGTTAAGGTGTTGATTTTGTTGGGGTTTTGGGTTTTTGGATGGGCAAGCTAATGATGTTTTTCAGGTTGCAGAAAGAGGAGGAGGAGGGGGAAGGAAAAATATTTTTTGGGGGAGAGGAGTTAGAGAAGTTAGAATATAATAATATAATAATATATTTTCTCTTAAAGGATTTAATACTATATTCCTGATGATTTGTCAAGTGAAATTTTTTTTCAGGCTCAAATTTGTTGGCAACCTAAAAAATCGCATTGGCAAGCTAATAATTTTAGGGGTTTTTTGAATAAAATCAATAGGTTAGATCAAAAAGCATAAACAAGCTAATGTGTTGTTGCATTACAGCATTTTGGGATATCCCACACAAATTGGGGGTTGACTTTTCGTAAGTCGTTGAGGGATTTAGATATTTTTTGGGCCAAAATATGAGGTTGCTTAAAGCACATAGGCAAACCTACATCAGGTTGCTAATGGGGGTTTGAAAAAAGTCAGTAGGAAAATCAGAGGGTTACGAAAAAACATTGACAAGCTATAGGTTTTTCAAAACCGATTGAAAAATATCATGATTGACAAATTGAAATTTTTCTGAAACAGGGGGATGGGATTTTTTGGGTGCTGTAAGCCCTTGAAAAACCTAGAATATTTTTATGAGGCTGGATCGGCCCCACCAGAGAAACGCTATTGACAGCGGCTTTGCTGAGCAAGGCCGGATAGGGTATGGCTATTGGCGAATGGAACCCTGCAAGGGTTCCATAGTCCGGATCGGAACGGAAAAACGGTATCCCCAGGGGATGACATGCCTATCCTTGCGCCTGTGCGCCATTGTGGGCGACTTTGCCGTATACCCTATGTATTAGTATTGGTGCGCCCGGGCCAGCCTCATTGAACAATGTTCATTTCGGGCGATAGCCTCAGGCTATCGCCCTCTCATTGAACAATGTTCATTTAGATGGCAAAAGAAAGGGCCGGTTGTGGTCCCGGCCCTATGCTCGCTCAAATGCTAGACCTTTCCCAAATCCACCTATATTTAGGTGGCAACGCATGCGGGAAAGTCTTACTCCATATCGCTTTGGTGGATTTAAGTGTGTCCGGTATGAGGTGGACGTTCCGGGTAAACGGAATGAACTGGAGCCCGGACGTTGGAATCATGGAGGGCGGGAGGTCGCCCTCCGAGACGGGTTCCACAAACCCGGCCACACCACGCCCCCGCACTTTGACCCGCGCGGGAGCAGAGAAGAATGTATCCGCTTCCCTGTGGTAGACAGTCCTGATTTTCCCATCTGGGCAGAGTGCTTTTGTCTTTATATACATGATGTTTTCCTCAAACGGTGATGAGTCGCCGGTTGTTTGTTCTATGCCCGGTCATCAGTCGGGCGTAGAAATCTGAGAGGGGATTAAGACTACACCCGCACCCCGAATGTCTTCTCAGTTATCTTTCTCCACTTTCTGTGGTCTGATAAACGCCTCAGCCATTCCCTGTATGCTTCAACTTGCCATCCCTGGAACCCCGCTTTGCGCAGGCGACTCTCAGCTCTTTCAATTGATTTTTTGTTCATCTTTTTCTCCTGTATGTGTGCTTCGACGATCTCCATTATCCACAAAGCTCCCATCGAATGCAAGCACTTCCGCGCAAAATCCTCATCGAGCCCGGTAGGAAAAAAGCATTCTTTTCCTACACGTGCTCGACCAGGTGGGCATCGAACGCGCGCGGTCTTAATATGCTATGGACCCCTCTAACAAAATTTTTATAAATTTTTACAAATTTTAATAAAGCATATATCAAACAAATTCAAATAAAGCCCTCAAGCAACCTAAATATCCCACCGATTCCCTTCCTCGCCAAAAGGAATTTTCCGCCAAATTCCACTTGACATCTTGACTTTTTCCATCCTTTCCTCTATTATTCTATAAAACCCCAAAACCATTCTCCCAATCCCATGACCTACAAAACCCTTCGGTCACTCTTCTTTCAACCCCATCCACCGTCCTCTCCTATCTTCCAGGCTCTTCAACCATTCCTCGTCTACCAAGCCCGATCAGAAACGCCAACTAAAAAGAACGAGAATGAACAGAAAGATTCTACGAAGAGACGGGATGAGGTTTGAGAGGATCTTAGAGAAGCACTTGAAGGAAGTGATGGGCGGGCCGGTGGTGTTTTGGAGAAATCCGGAAATAGGGGGAAGATACCCGGATCTGATCGGGATCTCTCCTGACTCATGTTTTATTATTGAAGTGAAAAGGACATACACAGAAGGGGCGTGGGAACAACTGGAAATGTATTTGAGACTATTAGAAGGGATTCTTCCGAAAAAACCGATTTCTTTGATTCAAGCTTGCAAGTTTCTGATTCCTGGGATACAATTCAAAATAACTACCTCGATAGAAGAAGCGATAGAACAGAAAAGATCAGTCTATTTTTTCCCTTCGTATCTTTACTGATATGCCAAAGAAATACGAAGCGATCCGAGACGAGTGTATCTCTTCTGGGAAGGATGAAAGAGAATGCAAGACGAAAGCAGCAAGAATTTTCAATGCTACCAGGCCGAAGGGGACTCCTGGCTTGAGTCCGTATTGGGACTTGGAACGGAGCTTGACTCCGAAGAGGAAGAAGTAAAAGAATATGAGCAAGCGGAATTTCCGAGGGATTTATCAAAACACTCAACGTTTGAGCAACAGCTTGTTACGGACTTCGGGCTCGATCTATCCAAGCTTATCGAGACCTCAAAGAACAATGCGATTGCGAATAGAACAGAAGCAGTTGCGTTGCGGGCGAGGGCTCAGAAGGATAGAGCAGTGCGGTGCCCGTCAAACCTCATCGTGGAAAAAGTGTATTCAGATGAGGAATACGCTTCGCTGGCGGAGTTGTATTTCGCCAGATGTGAACATGCAGATGAGCGACCAACAATGTCTGGTTTGGCATTGGCCCTTGGGTTAAGTTCGATTTCCGGGCTTGAGAGGCTCGGGATTAGGAATCCGGCTCTTCGGAGTTTGATCGGACGGGCTTTCTTGTTGATCCAGCATTTTTGTGAAGGGGATCTTTTCGTAAAAGGAGCGACGGATGGAGCTAAGTTCACGCTGAAGAATATCCCCGACGGGTTCCCGGAAGACCCGAGGGACCAGATCGACTTGTCCCCATACTGGAAAGATACCAAACAAATTGCGGTGACAGGGCAGTTCCAGTCGAATGTGACTCATGAAGTGCTCGGGGAAACGATATCTCCGGAAAGAGCTTATGAGAAGCTGATTAGGGGGGAAAGGATTTTTGATTCAGATGCTCAGCTTCCAAGCCCATGAACTTTGATTGGGCGAATCCGGACTATAGCCCGATCTTTCTTGAAAGATCGAAGAGGATTATTCAGATGCAGAATAATCCTTCTTTGGTTCCGGCTCTGAAAGAGTATTACAAGAACCATATCGTAGAATTTATTAACGACTGGGGATGCACGTTCGACCCGAGGTTGGTGACTAAAGGACAAGAGCCGACGTGTCCTTTTATTCTTTTCCCAAGACAAAAAGAGTTTGTTGCTTGGATTCTGGAAAGGTGGAAGAAAGGGCAGAGGGGGCTGGCTGAAAAGTCTCGTGATGTGGGGATGACATGGTTAGCTGCGGCAACTGTGTCATCCCTTTTTCTTTTCTATCCACAGTTTGTCGGCGGATTCGGATCGAGAAAGGAAGACCTTGTTGATCGGGCAGAGGATCCAGACACGATCTTCTGGAAGATCAGAAAGTTCATAGAACTTCTTCCGACTCAGTTCAAACCAGAAGAGTTCGCAACACCAACAAGTTTTAAGAGGCATAGCCAGCATCTTTTGATAACTAATCCAGAAAACGGATCGGTTATCAAAGGAGAGGCCGGGGATGAGATCGGGCGAGGCGGACGTTGTTCGCTATACATCGTTGATGAAGCTGGGTTCCTAGCTAGGCCGATGCTCGCAGAAGCTTCGTTAAGTGCGAATACAGACTGCCGGATAGATATGTCAACGGTGAATGGTCCGGGAAATGCTTTTTATACCAATAGAAAGAGCCTACCTCCGGAACAAGTTTTTGTCTTTGACTGGACGGAAGATCCGAGAAAAAGAAGAAATCCAGATACCCCTCCGTCTTCCGAGCCGTGGTTCTTGAAAAAGCAGACGGAACTTGACGCATCGGTGTTTGCGTCTGAAGTGCTTCGAGATTACGGAGCATCTATCAGCAACACGTATATTCCCACCTCTTTAATCTTTGAAGCAGAGAACACTATTCCGAGCAAGATCCACGTCCCCTCAAGCACTCCTTGGAGAGTCGGGGTGGATGCAGCTCACATGGGGGATGATGAGAGTGTTATATGGAGAAGAAGGGGACGGATAAGCTTACCAGTTATTGCCAAGAGAAAGTTCGATGTAGTTCAACTAGCTGGATTGGTTGAGGATACATGCAGGGATCTTTTAGTGACCGCTCCTGTTGAGCTGATAGCGATTGAGCTGGACGGGCCTGGGATCGGGGTACATGATATTCTCAAGCGCGGGCCTTTCAGGTCAGTTGTGTCAGGGATACATACTGGAAAGAAGCTCGGAGATGGAAGGAACTACAATCTCAGGGCTCGGCTTCATCGGCAAGCAAAAGAGTACCTAGAAGAAGGCGGGTGCCATATCCCAAGAGATGAAGTCTTTAAGACGCAAGCAACAAGCCTACTCCACGATTATAAAGGTGGAGAGCTGTTGATTGAATCGAAGAAGGAATATCGGATGAGGTTGTCGAGCGGAAGAGGGTTTGGAACGATGGGAAAGGGAGCTTCTGGGCCGAGTCCGGATAGGTTTGATGCTTTTGTCTTAACGTTTACTCATTCGGTAGGGAGGCCGATAGCTGAAGAGAAAGCGGTTATTTGGTTGCCAAGAGATAGAGCGTATGGGTATTGAGATGAAAAAGTTATTGGGTCTTCTCGGGGTTTTTTGGGCCGGTGCCTTAGCTCTTGGGGCTACTGGAACTTTCATTGCGACTGATGACCAAATAACTTGTCCGTTAAAGGGGGCTCAAGTCACTGCGGATGGAAACGTCATAATGCTGGTGGATTGCGAGGCTTTTTCGTGTGAGGATGTTCCTAATCCTCCGCCTCCGCCGCCTCCGCCTCCCCCCTCGACTGGGGATCCGGGTTCTGGAGTGTGGAACCCTAACCCGAACTTGACTGTCTTTAGCTTCGCCGCAGGCCAAAACAGAGTGTTTGTTCCGGGCTGCATAAACGGGGAAGACTGGCATAGCAACTGCCCGTACAGCGGGAGTCTTCAATACGGACATACTTATTCTGTGCGTGTTCCGATAACTGAAGACACGTATATCAGGGTTAGGGTGGATAGAGCTGAAGCCCAGGAGCTTTCTGCAAGCGTTATTGGGTATGCAAGTTCCACCCCGGGAGTCAGGAACGGCTTAGGAGTCTGTGACCTAGCTCCGTATAGTCAGCATGTAGATGTTACTCAAAAACCAGTAGAGATATTTCCGGGGATAACTACTCCGACTTGTGTCCTACCAACAGGTGTTGGGTATCTTAGCTTTACTCCGACAGATCCGCTTTGTGGGGCTGGTGGGACTATTTGTCGAGTTCAGGTGCTTCAATGAAGCTTATAGTTTTTCCCTATGTACCTCCTGTGGATTGGCGGGTGACTGTGTTGTGGAAAGCCGGGGGATATCATACTGAGTGGGTAAAGGCGGAGTCGGAAGAAGAAGCAAAAGTAATTGGAAAAAGGATCAAGGAAGTTCTGGAAGCAGCTATTAAAGAATGTGACAGGTTGGCCAGAAATAAAAGTAAGCATAAGGGAATCTTTGATGAATAGACTTCGGATTCTTTTTATCACCTTGGTCTCTCGATTCGATCTGGATCTTGCTCGGCAGTGGACACGTGGCTGGGGCTGGATGTTGCTTTCGATTCTCGGGATGGTAGTTTTAGGGATTTTTAGCCCGCAGCAAATCGGGGTGCTGATGTTCGCCGCAGTGAAGTTCGGATTCTTTCTCTTTCTCGGGTACATAGGCCATAGGACGTATTTTTCAAGACCTTTAGGCTATCTAAATGACCAAGAAATGATCGAGTATAGAAGGTCGAAGGCGGCTGTGATTTGCGCGGCACTTATATTCGGCGGTCTGGTGATATGAGATGTTTTCTTTGCCGAGCCTTTTTTTACTGGGTCTTGGCTAATATAGTGCTAGTAGGAATGTTTTATCTGGTGGATGTGTTTGCAGATGAGATCCCTTCGAGGGCGGCCCGTTATCGCCGGGAATTAACTGGAATAGCCCACCGAGAAATGGGATTGAATGCTGAGGTTTCGAGATTAGCGGCCCAAGTACACCAAGAGAGCCGGTGGGAGGAGAACGCAAGGTCTCCTGTAGGCGCGATGGGTCTGACGCAATTCATGCCGGCTACGGCTCGGGAGGAGCACGAGAAGAGTGATGAGTTGAAGAAGTACCCGATTTACAGTGCGCGTTGGGCGTTGAATGCTCAATCGATCTATATGCGCAAGCTTCTAGGCCAAGTTAGTCAAGCTGATACTGAATGTGATAGATGGGCTTTGGCGCTTCGAGGATATAATGGCGGGATGGGGTACATAAGGTCCGAGCAGAGGCGGGCTGTAAATCCTGGAAATGCTGGGAGTGTTGCCGAGCAGTGCTATCGGTCAGCGGCTTCGTGCCGAGAGAATAGAGAGTACCCGGTGAAGATCATGCGCCGATGGGAGCCACTTTATATCAATGCTGGATGGGGCGGGAACTTGTGTCAAATAAAGTAGCGGCACTTTTCGTTGAAACCGGCGGGGTGTACTTCAATGATCCGGACATAGATCCGTGGGATATCAGTCGTGATGCCCGTTTATATTCCGGTCCATACCCAGTAGTAGCACATCCTCCGTGCCAATTATGGGGCGCATTGGCGAGTGTGAATTACTCAAGGTGGGGAGGCGAGTACAATAAACCTGGAAATGATAAAGGTTGTTTTGCTTCCGCACTCAATAGCGTAAGAACTTTTGGGGGTGTTTTAGAGCATCCAGCGAAGACTAGGGCATGGGCTGAATATGGGATTGAGAAACCATACTGGATTGGCTGGAAACAGACAAATTGTGGTGGGTGGGTGTGCGAGGTTTGGCAGAGCGCCTACGGCCACCGAGCGAACAAGGCGACGTGGCTCTACTACTGTGGCACGAACCCGCCTTTTGAACTGCGTTGGGGGAGGCCGAAAGGGACGCACCAAGTCGGTTGCCAATGTAGGCAAGGAATACGGAAAACAGAACCTTGGCGAAATAAGCCAACTTTAAGCAAGCGAGAGGCGAACGCCACGCCTTTAGAATTTCGTGACGAACTGCTGCGCTTGGCGTTGATGGCGCATAATGCAAAAAGTTAGAGGGCGTTGTTAATACGGAGAAAGAGAATGAACCTTGAACAATTTGCAAATAGTGCTGGCGTAACGCTTATTGAGTGCGACCCTGAATGGGGCGGGAGGATCGGGTACAAGGAAAAGGACTTTCCGAATAGTGCGGTCTGCGGGTTCAGGACAGAGCAAGCCGCATATAAGAATTGGCTGAATGCAAAGTTCGGAGAGCACACGGCAAAGGCCGTGATGAAGTTGCTCAAGCAATCTAACATCAGTCAGGTAGAATGGGTGGGTGAGTAGAGCATGTCAGTGAATCTTTGGAGAGATCTCGTAGTCTGGTGGCGCTCAGGGATGCCTCCTTATGGACCAACAGTTTCCGGGAAAGATGCCGAAAGATTTGAGCAAGCCGTGGCTCAAAATGAACGAGAGACAGTTACTCAAGAAGAGCAGGACTGATGCAAATAATCACCTCATGGGCTGAACAGCATTGGAAGCTGATTATGCTGCTTATGGCGGGCGGACTTTATGGAGCCTATCGGGTAGGAGAATACCGAGCCGAGCAGGCATACATCGAAGAGCGACATCAAGCTGAAGTCAAAACCGTGGAGCGTGAACGGGATCTACAGAAGCAGATCAGCCAAGCCCAGACTCAGGCGACGAAAACTATTGAGGTGGTGAAGTGGCGGACCAGGACTATAAGAGAAAAGGTAGATGATTGGGCAAAGACTAATCCATCTGATTGCCGTCTCGATGCTGATGGGGTGCGCTTGTGGAACGCGGCCAATGCCGGAGCTGCCGCAGGAACTCAGTGAGCGATGCCAACCTCTCTTGGAGTTGAAGGACTCAACGATGGCCGGACTGGTGCGAAACCATGTAGAAACGGCTGGGATGTACTACGCGGAATGTGCGCGGCGATCGGCTGTTGTTGGGTTGTTTCGTGCTCCTGCATCCCGACAGTAAAGCCACTTTTCGAGACGGTGAAGAAAGATCAAGTAGAAGCGCCTTCAGTTTCTGGGGCTATAACCGGATTTAGCTGTCACGGTTAGGAGATGAAAATGGTTTTTGATGAAGACGAGTGGAGAATGGAGCTTAGGGAAGCCAGGCGAGAATGGAGAAAGACCCTTTGGTCTGGGATAGGAATGGGGTTTGTTCTCGTCTTGATACTCTGCTATTCAGTTTTCAAATAAGAGGTAATAAAAAATGCAAGAACTAGCTGTAAAAGTGCTTATCATGTTGGTATGGAATATCCTGAGTCGCGCTTTCTCAACTGATTTTCGGGTTCGGTTGCTGTCGTTGATGACGGCTATGGTCGATCTCGATCTTCCTGGATCAGCAAAGTTTGATTTACTTCGGAAATTTGGAAAGCAGAGTCTCGAAAATATTACTCCGATACTTAGCGTGGCACTGTCAATGTTTATAACCGCAGCGTTTGGTATGCTTCAGACACAAGGGCAGTCTTGGGTGGAGAAGCAGATAGGAGGGCCGGTAGATGTCGAACAAGCATTGAAACAGATTCCGGGTATCCGGGCCGATGGTAAATAGCAATGATGCTTCTGATGGATTCGTTGACCGTCGCCAAAAATCTGAGTATCAAACCCAGCTTGAGCACCGAATAGATCAGATAGAAAGACGACAAGACGATTTGGAAAAAGGGATATTGCAGATGGCAACGAATCACTCGCAACTCGATGCGCGGCTACGGTCAATCGAAGAACTTACAAAACAGATCAGAACCGTGTTGGTAACGCTCATTGTTGTTGTGATAGTGCTTCGGTTTGGGTTTGTCGAAGTAATGCAGCTTTTTTTGAAGCCATGACTGTGCCCCCAAGATTTGATATGGTTTTATGGGTGTTGGCCGGGCTTTTTGTTTGGTCGATGCTTACATGGCTTCATGATTATTCGGCAAATGTCGAGGCGCTTGATCAGCTTGAAAACATTCACGACTTGGTAAGATCTAATCAAGAGACTATTATCGAGCTTCAGCGACAGACCAAAATCGGTCCAAGATTTTCGGCATGTGATGGGGTGGCGGTGTTGAATGAAGTGCGAGGGCTGAAAGCTGTCGAACCGATGCCGTTTGAGTCTCGGTGCCCCAAAGAAGATAAGTAAAGTTATAGAAGTCCACGATGAAAATAAAGATCTGGGGCATCCCGTATACGATAACGCGAGTGTCAAGCCACAAGCTTGTCGATCATGGCGGTGATAACACGAGTTTATGGGGGCAAATTAGTTATGTAGACCATTCAATCAGAATCGCCTCCGCTCCAAAAGAAAGAGAACTCCGAAGTCTGCTGCATGAAATACTTCATGGACTCGTACAAGATGGAGGACTTTCCACTCTGAAAAAGAAAAATGGAGGCCATCACGAAGAGATGATAGATCAACTAGCATTAGGATTGGCTGAGGTGTTAGAAAGCCTTGGATTCTCTTTTCCTGATGAGACAGGAACCCAAGACGGAGAAGTTTGAAGTGATCGAAGAGATGCAGCTTGATGATTCTGAGCGTACTCCGTGCGAGATATGGACTCGGGTGATGGGATATCACAGACCTATTTCTGCTTTTAATCCGGGCAAATTGTCTGAATACAAAGAGAGAAAGCACTTTGTTGAAGAGAAGAGCGGGAATGAATGATCTAGCCTTAGTTGAGGTGATTGAAGAGGTTCTTATTGACCAGGAGGAACTTCTTGAGGAAGGAGCGAAGGAGTTATGCAGGCGGAGAAAGGAGGCTATAGATGGGAGAAAAAGAGCTGGGGTTGAAGAACAGTGGGATGCTGTGGACGACGCTTATGAAGGGGTTGATGCTACTACCAAGTTAATGGGTGGTGGGCAGACGAAGGCTGATTTTGAAGGATATGCTGGTGTCAGAGGACGATCGGGTGGAGTTCACAGCACGGCTATTCTGAATATCACCCGCTTGTACGTTAATTCAGCGGCGGCTAGGGTGTCGGATATGCTGCTCCCGACTGATGAGATTCCCTTTGGAGTTGCTCCGACTCCGAGAAGTGATATTAGCTATCTCATAAAACAAATAAAGAATGAAGACGAGAAAACCGAGGAAGAGAACAAAGCTCGGGTAGAGAAGGCGTATACCACGATTAAAGATTGGATGGTTGAGTGCAACTGGCAGGGACACGCAAGAAGATTTATTAAGTCTGCTGCGTTGTATGGAACTGGAATCCTGAAGGGGCCGATGCCAGTTGAGAGAAAGTTTTCTCGGGGGGAGTTGGATCTTCTGAGAATGACGTTATCTCCAGCAGAAAGGTTGAGGGTGCTGTACCGGCCTGGGTCTGAGTTTGTTCCTGTACGAAATTTCTATCCAGATCCAAGTTGTGGGAATGATATTCAGAATGGGTCTTTTGTTTTTGAGCGGACTGAGATATCGAAAAGAAAGTTAAAGGGATTAAAAGAAGATCCTTCGTATTTCTGTGACCAGGTTTGTAAGTGCTTAGAGGAAGGGCCGAAGGAAGGAGAAGGATCGAGAGAGCGGATGGGTGGGGCTAAGAAGAACGTATTTGATTTGTGGTTGTACTGGGGGCCGGTAGCAAAAGGGTTGATTCCACAAGATGAGGTTTCGGTAAAGGATTCGGTTTCGGTAGAGGCTGTGGTTGAGGGAGAGGGAGGTCCAGAGGACTTTGATGAATCCGTAATGGAAGAGAAAGGAGACGAAGAGGACGAGGAAGAAGAATTTGCCTATGCAGTCCTTTGTAACAACAGAATTATTAAGGTCGCCCGAAACACATTAGACATTGAAGAGTTTCCGTTTGATATTCTTTGCTGGCAGGCTCGTGATGATTACTGGGCGGGAATCGGGGTTGCGGACCACGCACAAACCCCGCAAAGGGGACTTACGGCTTCTTTACGGAATCTTCTTGACAATGCTTCTCTATCAAGCGGACCTCAGATTATCTTTTGGAAGAATGTTATTGAGCCACAGGACGGACAATGGGAGATTTATCCGAGAAAGCTCTGGTTTGCTAATGTAGAGCAGACTGATGAGGGGCTAAGACAAGTTCAGAATGCGATAACTACGATAGACATACCTCAGCACATAAATGAGGTGATGACTGTTATAAAGTTCTTTATGGACGCGGCAGAGCAAAGTACGGGGATTTCGGTTGCGTTCCAAGGACTTAGTGGAGAAAACTCGAAGCAGACGCTCGGTGGGATGCAAATGCAGACTAATATGGCGTCTAGTGTTTTGAGAACTCTTGCTAGGGATTTTGATGATATTACGGAAGCTCAAGTTAATCGGTATTATGAATGGATTAAGACGTATGGGCCAGAAGATGCGATTGGAGATCTTCAGGTGCAAGCGAGAGGATCAAGCACACTTGTCGAAAGAGATCTTCAGGTTCAAGCTTTGACTAACCTGCTGCCGCTCTCGCTGAATACGTCATATAATCTTTCTCCCACAAAGATGATGGAGATGTTTATACGAGCGCAGAGGTTCGACTATTCGTCTGTGAAGTTGAGTGATGAAGAGAAAGCTGCGCTGCAACCGGGAACTCCGATACAAATTGAGGTAGCTAAGATTAGAGAAGAATCGGCGGCTCAAATTGCGCAGCTTCAAGCAGAGATCGAAAAGTATAAGGTTGATGTCAAGGCGGCTATTGAGCAGATCCGGGTTGGGGCGAAAGGGCAGATTGAGGGAATGAAGATTGTCGGGCAGGAGCAGCAGAAGAGTCAAAAACCTCCGACGGATAGCAAGAAAGAAAATCCTGAAGATGAGGGATCTAAGATGAAGATTCTGTCTCAACTAGGGCTTGCATAAATGGAGAAGAAGGGATTGTTGAATGAGCAGGAGAGGAATAGTTCTGCTTGGAGAAAGATACGACAGTATCTATTAGTAGAGTTGCTGAAGCTGAGGGAAAGGAATGATGCAAAGCTCTCGTTGGAAGAGACGACAGCTCTTCGAGGAAATATACATAGAATAAAGATAATCCTCGAAACGGCTGAGGGTGGAATATTTTGGGAAGAGTTGAAAAGTCCCGTATACGAAGAAGATTCGATAAAGTTCTAGAGGTAGAAAGATGACAGATGTAGATTTTTTTGACGAGGATGGGGTCGGACCAGAAGAGGCTGATGAGGATAGCTCTTCTGATTCCACTCCAGAATATTTTGTAGGGGAGATGACACAGGACGATGTTGTTAATAGACTGAAGCAGGTCTCTGAGTTCCCGAATAGGTTAAGAGATCTGGAGGGATCGGCGTTTGGGAAGATGAGTACGTTGGAACAAGCTATCAACAGTCTACAGCGTACTCTTCCTTCCCAAGCGAAATTTGATCCGAACAAACTGAGTAGGATTGCGAAGTACGATCCGGAATTGGCGAAGGCTATTGCGGAAGATTTGCAGGAAGCTTTGTCTATATACTCATTGAATGATGATGTGCTGGCGCCTTATCTGGGTAAGGCTCAGAGAGAGCTTCAGGATAGATTCAATTCTGATTTAGTAGCTGCTCATCATGGGGATATCAATGAGTTTGCCCCGGAGGATTGGAGCAATCCAAGGACTCAACGAGAGAAGGATTATGTACAGTGGTACAACACTGTTTCGACTTGGGATCAACAGAAGCAGTTAGAAAATCGAGGAGTCGGTGCTGTAAAAGCCCTTAATGCTTTTAAGGAATGGGAGCAGAAGAAGAATCAGGAAAGAGTGGAGGCTGCTAAAGGCAAGGAAAGACGCTTGCAAAGTGGGATGCAGCCAAGAGGTGAAAAGACTAATGGTAAAGGAAGAAAGCTAATGACTGAAGAAGAAGGCTTTCTCTCCGCTTTTGAGAATTAATTAACGAGGGTTATTACGATGGCTTTGCATCTATACGGAACCGACCAAGCGCGAATCGGGAAATTTAAGGGTGAAGTTCTGAAGAGGGCGATGCTCCGAGAGGTTCTCGGGATCACTGGGCAGCAGAAGAAGATCCCGCCGAACAACTCAGATACGGTTATCTACAAAAGGTACTTGCCTTATGGTGGGGTGGATAACCAGTTTATGTCAGCTGGAGGGGATGCTGCTTATGTCCTCCAGCATTTGACCGCAGAAGGGGTTACTCCTTCCGCGGATAGCATCACCAGTGTCAACGTGACTGCGGTTCTTCAAGAGTATGCTGCGGTTTATGGATACTCGAATCGGACCGACGAGCTTCATGAAGACGATATTCCGAAGGAAATGGAGACTCAACTTGGTGATCGGGTTGGGCTGCTGCGGGAGATGGTTAGGTTTGGTGCTCTGAAGGCGTGTACCAATGTATTCTACGGTGGGACTGGAAACTCAGTCGGTACAGTTAACGGGAAGATTACTGCTTCTCTGTTGAGGAGTATTAAGAGGGGGTTGGAAAACTCTCATGCGGATATGGTGACGGATATCCTAGCTCCTGGAAGTGGGTTTAATACGTCACCTGTTGAGGCGGCTTATTTGGTGTTCTGCCATACAGATGTCGAAAGTGATATTCGGGATTTGAATGGGTTTACCCCGGTGGCGGAGTATGGGAACCGTAAGGTGGTTCATCCTCGGGAGATTGGAAGCTGGGAGAGCTATCGGTTTATTACTTCTCCTGAGTTGACTTATCGACCGGCGGCTGGTGCTTTGATCGGGGCTACCGGGCTCAAGGGTAACACCAACATTGATGTTTATCAGTTGATTATCTGTGGGGAAAATGCTTGGGGCCAAGTAGCTCTGCGCGGGAATGAGAGCTTGTTCATAACCAAGAAGAGCCCGAAGGATATTGATAAGAGTGATATTCTGGGACAGAGGGGTTATGTTGGCGGGCGGATGTACTTTGATTGTACTATCCTGAATGATGGCTGGATGGCTCTTGCTCATGTTGGTGTGACGGACCTGTAATATGGCTATGAAGCTGACAAGGGATCCGACCTTTTCATCGGTAAAAGCGGAGACACTGACGGCTGATGCGGTTACGGTGGCTGGGGTCGCTCTTGACCCTAGCTCGCCGGGCTTTTCAGTCCTCGATGTTACGGCGGGTACTGTTACGGGGTCTAAGGCTGTTGTTGTTGATGCCAGCAAGAATGTTGGAGACTTCAATAATCTGGGTTGCGTGAATCTAGTTGCAGGGAAAAGCGGGACTGCTGGCACAGTTGATGTATTCCCTACAACAGGATCTAAGGGAAAGCTTAAAATTACTTGCGCCGATCAGACAGGGAATACAATTGTTACGGTTGATGTGAATGCGATGGGGCAAGCTACGCTGATTAATGTTCCTGATCCGGGAGCGTCAGCAAGTTACGTCGTGCAAAGCTCAGAGGCACTTACATTGGCGGAAGCTGATGTGTTGGATGCTGTTACTGCTGGGGCGGTTTCGGCAAGCAAGGCTGTAGTGGTAGACTCCAATAAGGACATTGGGGATTTCAGGAATGTCGATGTTGTGAATTTGGATGCTGGATCTAGTGGGACGGCTGGAACAGTGGACATTTTTCCGGCTACGGGATCGAAAGGAAAAGCTACTTTGGCCTGTGCCGATCAGGATGGGAATACGGCTGTTACGATTACAGTAAAGGGAATGGGGCAGGCTACGGCTGTGGCCTTGCCTGATCCTGGAGTAGCTGCTTCATTCATCATGCAGATGGCGGCGGAGAACGATAGGACTATCGTTAATGCTACTCCGGCAGAGATCAACAATGCTTGCGATGTCTCTGCTCGGGTTCAGACAATAACAGCGAGTGGTGCTGTCACTGCTGGCGTTCAGAGCGTCGAACTCGATCATACCACAGTGGCGATTGCGGCGACTATTGCAACGACTGTGGCACATCCGGGGTTGTTCGTGGTGAAGTCGATTACCGAGCCTGGCGGTGGGCAGGATCACACAGTAACGATCACTACTGGAACGTGGAACGGAACGAATAAAGTAGCTACTTTTGAGGATATCAATGATACGCTGGTGGTGTACTTTGATTCTGCTGGGAATGGGACAGTAGTTGTGAATGTTGGCTCTGTGGCCCTTTCTGGTTGATGGGTGGCCTATATGAAGAAAATGCGAGATATGCAGATGGATGATGCGATGGAAGAGTCTATGGAGAGTCCTCAAGTTAAGAGAAAGGAGGGGCCGAAAGATAAAGAGCAGATGGCCTCTCGAAGCTTAACTCCAAAGTATCCATTCAAGAACAACGTGAAACGACAGGTGAAATGATATGGCAATTACGAGTAGTACAAGTTCCGCGGCAAATCTGTTGCATTTTGCCAATGGATCTCATTTGGATAGCGGAGTGACTCCGGAGGATGCTTCGATCAAGCTGGGGTTCACTC